GGATCAAGAAAGAGATATTAATAAATTAAATAATATGCTTAGATTGCTAGTAGGACGACAAATTAAAGCGCATGGCAAACGATATGAAATCACTAAAGAAGATGTCAGTATTGCAATAGCACAACTAAATGAAATTGAAAATGCCGGCGGGCAAGGTGTTAAAAAAGATGACGCTGATAGATATGATTTTGATAGCATGATCGGTGCTGCTGAGCCATCTGGTGAACGAATAGGCAAATATGAAATTTGGGTTATTGAAGATGATAATGATGACTTTGTACTATTAATAAAAGACCCGAATAGCGAAGGATTCTTAGGCGAATTTAGATTGCAACATGATTCAAATACAGGAACACACAAGAGTACAGTGTTCTTTGATAAAGAAATACAAGGATTGGGCATGGGTCCAAGATTGTATGAATTTGCAATTAAAAAATGGAAAAAAACAATTGTAAGTGACTACCAACAATCAACAGGCAGCAAGATGTTGTGGGCAAAGTTAGCAAAAATACCTGGTGTATTTGTGTATGCCTGGAATCCAAAGACTGACGAGTTTTTTCAATGGGACCCAGCGGCTGATCCCGATGAAGATGTATATTTTGACACAGAGCAAAATACCAAGTTACAGAGTGAATTATTCAAAATAAATTTAGCATTGCGTAAGGGTGAATACGATGGTGATGAACAACATAAGAATCTAATAAAGATGGCCAAGGCCAAGGCAGCAGAAATAGATCAATTATCACATGCACATGGTAAAGATATTAGATTAGTTGCTACCGCAGAACAGAAGAGCAAATAACATTATGAACGGATTAAATATGGAACAAACAGTTGGTGATGTAGGTGGAGACTTTACTAAAACAGTAATAGTTGAAAGTGCAGGACCTGAAGGTGATGTTCAAGCGGGAATAGAATTTATTTATCACATGCGTGAGCATATTGTAGATGTAGGTATTGCAACAATATATCTGTTATCCGTATATGCAATTTACTTATGGCTCAAGAAAACAATAAAATAGCAGATAAACTTAATATGCATATTGAAGTCAAGCGTTTAGAAATAAGAGATCTATATAAACTAACAGCAGTTATGGACAAAGAAACTGCAATGGCTGCGAATATTGAATGGCCATTCACTAGAGAGATAGCCACAAATTTCATAAACAATTATAATACTTGGGGGATTTGGACTGGTGGCGACTGTCCAGGTTCATTAATTGGTGCAATTGAAATTAAAGAAGACCAAGAAACCGCATATGTAGTACATAAGAATTGGCGCAATGCTGGTGTTGCTACATTTGCAATGCAATTAATTAAAGAAAAATTTAGTGATAAGCAACTATGGTGCTTCATCAATCCACAAAACCGTGCTAGTTTGCGTGTAGCTGAAAAGGCTAATATGCGAATAGTATATCACAATAATCAATAAATACTATTATGGCAAGAAAAAACTTTGATCCACATGACCTTGAAGAATTAGAAGGTCCAATGAATGATGTTGCAACTGAAGATGCCCGTGTGTATGCAAATGTAGACGAAAGCAGGGAGCTAGATATTCACAAGGAACGTCGAGTTAGAGCTAAGAAGCAAAAAATTAAAACTAGTAGCAAAAAAGCTGATAGAAGATTAAACAAGGCAATATTAAAGAATATTGATGACGATAAGGGAAAGGGAGCAGGCACAAGCTAGATAAAATAGCATAAAGTGCTAAATACAAGTATGAAAATATCTGATATAATATTACATGAAGATGCCGACGCAGGAACTTCAATGGCTGGCAATGTTGCTAGTGTTAGTTTTCCTTTATTCGGCAAAGAAAAAATGATTAGGCGTGCGGTTGATCCTAAGGGATATCTAGGCAATGGCAAACGTAAAAAGCAACCAACTGGATACAACAAAGAGGTTAAAATAAAATGAGAATAGAGTATATTACTGAATCAATTTATGAAATGGACCCAAATGAGCCAAATAACCCTGAAGTATTAGTACAAGGTTATGGTAGATTAAAATTAAAGCAAATTGAAGCTAAAGTAGCTAAGATGTTTGCAGAACTTGCAGAACGTTCAAATCGTGGAGATTGGGAAAGTGTTCAATATGACCTTAACAAAGGTCTGGTGCAAGTACTTTTAAAAGCAATATCAGATACGTACGACGAATTAGAAACGATTAGAAAACGCGGCGGTAAGAACAGTCGTGGCATTGAAAAAAGGTAACGACTATGAGCACAGAGAATAAAATTCAAAACACTTTCCATCGAGCAATGGATGAAATAATCAGATTACAAAAGGCTTTCAAGCCAGGTAAGAATTTAGAAAAGGCTATTATAGAGGTAGGCGGAGATATTTCTTGGCTTAACAAGATTAACGAATCATTTGATGATCTATATGCGCTGTTAGAAGACGGGCATATGGGTGCTGTAGCACATCTAGATTTATATGGAGAACAGGATGAAAGTCAATCCTTAGACGCTAATAATTTAACTGAAGGAGTTCTTGACGGTGATGATGAAGATGGCTTTATGGCCCGCAGCCAATTATACTTCTTAGCTAAAGATGCAATTGCATTACATGGCATGATTGATGATCGTGATGATTTGCAGCCATGGATACAAGCAAAGATTATTGCAGCAAGTGGAGATATGGAAGCAGTGCGTCGTTACACTGAATACAATGCCATGAACCCAGAAGTTGAACCAACCGCACCAGTAGCAGTTGACAACGAGTTAGAAGAATATCGTAAGATTCCAGGCGATAAGCATACAAATTATAAAATGCATAAGCCGAATGTTGATATTGAAGGGATCAAGTCAGCCGCTAAGTCAGTAAATCTTCCAGCTGATGCTGAATGGGAAAGAAAACGCGCCGCGAAAAAGGTTCTTGCATCTTATAATGAAGGAATCAGTGATTGGGTTAAGGACAAGGCAAAAAGTATTGCTAGTGACCTAAGTACTGATGAACTAAAAGCACATGGCAAGAAACTAAAGGGTGAACGTGATGATGAAGCACACAAGCAACACTCTAAGCGAATTAAAACGATGTTTAAGAAAGTTGATGACGTTGATGAAGGTTACAAAATTTTGCCTCCAATGGACGACAAATATCAGCCACGTGATGGTTTAGAAGGTCCATTTAGTACACGAGGTGGTAAAGTTGTTTATTACGATCCAAAAGAAGGTAGTTACTACGATCCAGATACAGATATGTATATGTCATATGACGAATTCCGCAGATACGATGATGACTATAGTGATATGACAAACGAAGTTTCAAGTGACACATTGAAAAAATATGTCAAGAAGGCACGTGTTTCTCGCGACGAATTGGATACTAAGTCACAAGCTCAAGTACCAGTTGATTATGGCTATGATAAAGAAAATAAGCCTAAATTTAAGAAGAAATCTCAGAAGCGAGCTGGTGCAATTATAAAGGCACGTGATAAAATTAAAGCTAGAGAAAGAGATGATAAAAAGAACGTAGACGAAGGCATGGCGTTTGATGATAAGCGTAACGATGCATTAGAAAATGTAGCTAACGATATGTTTAAGCATGCCAAAGATGCTGCAAAGAAATCATTAAAGGCACGAAAGAAATGAGATTATCACAATTAGCAGAATTTGAAAGTATGCCGTTAACACAGCAAATAGATGATTTGCTAAATCGTGGTGAGCCTGTATATTTTTCAAACAATGGCCAAGCAGATGAAGTTAAAGCAGTCAACTTAGATAAAGATGACCGTAGTATTGTTGTTGGTAAGAAAAATCGTCGTATATCAGTACATAGCGATACATATACTATTACACAAAATGATGGATATAACATTATTCATAAAATTGACGAAACTATTTCTCAACCTAACCTAGCTGAACAAGAAGCTGGCGTTAGTAAAGATGTTCTTGAGTGTGTATTAATTAGTTATCAGTCTGATATATTCACTAAAGATTTAATACCTGAACACCGAACGCATCTTATCGATCAGCATAATCAATTGATGGAAGTGTACGAACAACTGGAGAGTGGCGAGCTTACTGAAGACCGCCTCGATGAAGTAGTACCATTAGCAGCATTAGGTGGTATGGCAGCTCGAGCAGCCTTAGGCTATGCAGCAAGATCAGCAGCAGGCCAAGCATTAAAACGCGGAGCTATCGCCGGAATGCGCAAAGCAACAGGTGGCCTTAAACGAATGGTTAGAGGCAAAGGCAAGCGTGGCAAAGATGTAGGCGACTTTGGTGGTGATGATGCTCCAACACAATTTGCTAAGGATTTGGGCATTGCTGGTTCTGGTACTGATAGTGATGACATGGTAGCAAAAGCAGCTAGTGCAGGATTGAGTGCCAACGACATAGCACTTATTAAAAAAGGATTTAAGTAATGATTATCGGTGGCCAAACTTGTAGTAATTGTGGCCGCCCAAGTCATTGCGGTACTAAGTTACAAAATACTCAATCATTTGGATTAAATAAAATACCCACAGACAAATTTCTTGTCATTTGTGATAGTTGTAGATGCATACACTGCCACGGTGTAGAATGTGTGTCATGTGGAACTATTACTTTGGATTATGTTAAAATTAATGCCGATGATTCTGATAACAATATATACGAATGCACCAAGTGCAATGAGGATCATTAAATGAGAGCAGAACAAATAATATTTGAATCTCGCGGTGTAACAGCACGAGACCAAGGAGAAACATATGTCAGTGTTTCAGATCCTGCAGATATATTAACTATACAAGAAATTATACCAATACCACAAGATGTTGCTAGTTTTGAAAATCTTGAAAATCTTGAATCAGCACTAGATGCACTTATTCCACTAGATGCAAGGCGTATTGATGACAATGCTAAAAACAACGGTACACTAGCAGCAGTAATTGCACATGTAACTGATGCTAATAATCAATCACAATATTGGATACGATATTTAAAACAAATACCGCCAGGCGGCATTCACGGGTTATGGAAAACATTACGCGGATACAAATATGGTAAGGGCCATAAACAAGAAAGTTTACCAATTAAGCCAAGTGACTTAGTTAGTGATGAAAATTATAGATCTACAGATCAACTAGCTAATGCAATCTTAGATAATATCCATTCGCAGATGGCAGGCACAGGACACGAAGATTTTGCCCCAATAATGGAACAGGCTGTTGAACAAGCTAGAACTGGTAAGTCAACATATATTTCTAATGCACATGAATATAGCGGTGTATTACAGAAATACGGTGGTGAATATTTAGGACCACTGGCACTGATTGACGCAACTAGCAGTGTAGGCGGCAACACATCAGAAGTATTGAAGCATTTTGGGTTAACTAATTTAGCTGGCAGTACCGTTATGTTCCCACAAGATACTGGCATGGAACTTATAGACAGTGTTGTACGCACTTCAGATGGCATAGACTTACAAATAAGCAGTAAAATAAGTAAAGCTGGTGGTGCTGCCAGTAGTTTAAGTGGCGTATATAAACAAATAACTGACGAACAACGTAATGAATTTCAAACTGGTGTCAAGATTATAGAAATACTAGCAACTAAATCAGCAGTAAGTGGCCCAGTGCAAGTAGCATTTGACTTGGGAATTATTGACAAAAACGCAGTAGCAGCATTAGAATCATTAGACAGAGCGTCACGCAATATCGGTGATATTACAGATGACAAGTTACGAGCAATGGTCCAAGCGCAACCTGTACAACCAGGAACACTTGAACGAAATGACTATCGTGTATTTTATCATGCACTAACTGCAATAGTTAATGCAATGATGCCAGTAGTTAATCAAAATGCTGATTTCAAGGCAGCAATGTTAGCAGCTTTGAATAATAATCAGTATATACAATTGATAACTAAAGGAAGTAAACAAGGACAAGACCTTGCACTAAGTTATTATACTAAGTTTCCAGCTGTGTTTGCTGGGTCACCACAGCTTGTAAACAAATCATATTTTGCAACTGGACAAAAAGGTCGTATAGGATTTAAACTAAAATGATTTGGGAAATGATCGAACAAATGGCTAGTGACAGATTGTGGATTTACACCGCACTAGTAGGTAGTATATTTGGTGCATTATTTGTTTACTGGATCAAAGATACATATATTGCCTTTTGGGCATTAACCAAATGGGAAGCTATACTAGACTTCCTAGTCAATCGTTGGGGTTGGACTTGGTTTAAACATAACCCAGACGCATGGAAAGCCGCCAATCCAAAACTTACAAAGAAAATAGAAGAATTAGAAGTACGTATTAAAAAATTAGAAGATAAAAAGCACAAATAATCATTGACTTTCCTATCATTTCTGTGTATCATTAACAAGCTATAATAAATTTTTATTACATAAACAGGAGATAATTTATGGCCCATTTTTCACCAAACGATATCACAAAACTAAAAAGCCTTATTAAAGAAGGCATTCATACAACCGAAGAAATTACAGTACTCAAAGAAGGTCTTCGTGACACTGTAAAAGCAATTGCTGAAGAATTAGATGTTAAACCGTCAATTCTTAATAAAGCTATCCGCATTGCCCATAAGGCAGAAGCTGGTAAAAATCGAGAAGAATTTGAAGAACTTGAAACAATCCTAGAAGTTACTGGCCGCGATATTTAAATAAGGAATTTAAAATTGAGTTATGTAGACAGCTTTTTAGATCGAGATCGAGATATTATACACGTAGTTGAACGTGTGAACGGCGAACGCCAATATCGAGAATACCCTGCAAAATATACAATGTATTATCCTGATGACCGCGGTGCATTTACTAGCATCTTCGGCGACAAGTTGGATCGGGTTGTATGTAACAGCGGTAGAAGATTCAATACTGAAAAGAAAATGCATGGCCATAAAGGATTGTTTGAGAGTGACATCAATCCAGTATTCAGGTGCTTGGCTGACAATTATATGGATGCTGAAGCACCTGAATTACATATTGGCTTTTTCGATATCGAGGTTGATTTTAATAAAAACAAAGGGTTTGCTCCACCTGAAGATCCATTCAATGCAATCACTGCCATTGCGTTACATTTAAGTTGGTTAAACCGTACTATATGTTTAACTATTAAACCTGACACATTATCTAAAGAAGAAGCACAAGCTATATGTGAAAAATTTGATGATACAATATTATTTGATACTGAAGAAGAACTGCTAGGCGCCTTCCTTGAGTTATCTGATGATGTTGATGTATTCACCGGTTGGAATAGTGAAGGCTTCGATATCCCATATATTGTTAATCGTATTTCACGGATACTAAGCAAAAGTCACACACGTAAATTTTGTTTATGGGATAAATTCCCAAAAGCTAAAACTATTGTTAAGTTTGGCAAAGAAAGTGAAACATATGATCTAGCTGGCCGTGTACATTTGGATATGCTTGAATTGTATCGCAAGTATACATATCATGAAATGCATAGTTATAGCCTAGACGCCATTGGCGAATATGAACTTAATGAACGCAAAGTAGATTATGAAGGTACATTGGATCAACTATACAACAATGACTATGAAAAATTCATTGCGTATAACAGGCAAGACGTTGACTTGCTAGTAAGACTAGACGCTAAACTACAGTTTATTGACTTGGCAAACGTGTTGGCACACTCTAACACTGTATTGCTACAAACAACAATGGGTGCGGTCGCGCAAACAGACCAAGCTATTGTTAACCATGCGCATAGTCTTGGATTAATTGTTCCAGATAAAAAACGTGGCGATTTTTTTCAACCATCATATCAGCGCAAAGTACAGGCTGCTGGCGCCTATGTTGCAACACCTAAAAAAGGTATGCATGAATGGATTGGCAGCATGGATTTAAACAGTCTATATCCTAGTATCTTGCGTAGTTGCAATATGAGCACTGAAACTATTGTAGGCCAAGTGCGGCATACTATTACATCGCTTGGTATTGAAGAATGCTTTGCAAAGTACAAAGAAAGTCCAGTAGCACGTTATTGGGAGGGCAAATTTGCTGCTGCTGAATATGAGCTAGTAATGGCTAAAGATACTGATGTACGCTTGATGCTGGATTTTGAAGATGGCGAAAGCATTGAAGCTACAGGCGCAGAGATTTATGAAATTGTATTCAATAGCGGACAACCTTGGCTTATTAGTGCTAACGGTACAATCTTTACATATGAGCGAACTGGTATTATTCCAGGATTGCTAGAACGCTGGTATGCTGAACGTAAAGAATTACAAGCTAAAGCACGTGCAGCACGTGATGAGGGTGGTGATAAGTTTGCATTTTGGGATAAGCGACAGTTGGTTAAGAAGATTAACTTGAACAGTTTGTATGGTGCGTTACTTAATCCAGGAAGTAGATTTAATGATCCGCGTCTAGGACAAAGTACTACACTAACTGGTCGCTGTATTGCGCGTCATATGGCAGCCAAAGCAAATGAAGTTATCGCAGGCGAGTATAATCACGTAGGTGATGGCATTGTATATGGTGATACTGACTCAGTATATTTTAGTGCATATCCAATGCTTAAAGAACAAATTGACAAAAACGAGATTCAATGGGATAAGGATACTATTACTGCATACTATGAAGCAGTTTGTGATGAAGTAAACAATACGTTTCCTAGCTTTATGAATAATTCATTCCACACAACGTTAGACTTAGGTACAATTATTGCAGCAGGTAGAGAGATTTCAGCGCAAGCTGGAATCTTTATTACTAAGAAACGTTATGCAGCATTAGTGTATGATAACGAAGGCAAGCGTGAAGATACTGATGGTAAAGTGGGTAAAGTTAAAGCAATGGGCTTAGACTTGAAGCGTAGTGATACCCCGCCATTTATGCAAGATTATTTGGGCGAAGTTCTTATGAAAGTGCTCACTGGTGCTAGTGAAGATTCTATCATTGAGGATATTAAAAAATTCCGTAAGAAGTTTCGTGAGATGCAGTCGTGGGAAAAAGGTACGCCTAAACGAGTTAATAAATTAACACATCATACTAATGTATGGAAAAAGACTGGCAAGTGTGGGATTGGTCATGTATTGGCAGCTATTAACTGGAATAGACTTAAAGAAATGAATAGCGATGCATATAGTGGTGATATTACTGATGGTATGAAAACTATCGTATGCAAGCTAAAACCTAATGCATTAGGAATAAAAAGCATCGGGTATCCAACTGATGTAAAGCGTATTCCAGACTGGTTTAAAGAACTACCGTTTGATGATGATCTTATGGAAGAAACTATTATTACTAAAAAGCTGGACAATTTGCTGGGTGTGTTGAATTGGGATTTAACTATGGCAGAAGATAAAAATACATTTTCAGATTTATTTGACTTTTAATTTGCAACAAGCCAAAAAAGGTTGACAACCAATACGTCTTACTGTATCATATAAGTATAAAGTTAATTAAAGAGAATATAAACATGACAACCACAATACTCAAAGTAGAATTTGACAAATATATGTTATCTGGCATTGCTGAAGGACTGACATTAACTGAAACTATGCGTTTTGTTGATTGGGATAGCGCATATAATTGGGCACTGGATGTTACATATAATCCAAATGTAAATTATGTAATTCTTGAATTACGCAATCCAACTACTGGACAAACCGCCAACTTTTAATTATACGGACTATAATTATGGATAATAACAATACTAATGCAAAACTATTTGCAATCGCCGCCCACGAAGCTGTCGGCCAGAAAAGAAAATATTCTGGGCAGCCATATTATACACATCCAGTGGCAGTAGCTAGTATTGTAGAAGAATACGGCGGCAATGCCGAACAAATACAAGCAGCATTGTTACACGATGTTGTGGAGGATACAAATGTTACAATTGATATTATTAGGGAGCATTTTGGTGATACCATTGCTGATCTTGTTGACTGGCTCACGGATACGAGCAAACCAGAAGATGGTAACAGAGCAACACGCAAAGCTATTGACCGAAAGCACATACAGAAAGCTTCACAAGAAGCGCAATTTATAAAATGTGCAGACCTAATACATAATACTGAATGTATTATTAAAAACGATAAAAAATTCGCAGTAGTGTATATGGAAGAAAAAGCACTGCTTCTTGATTCTATGACTAAAGTTCATAATACGCCAATTTGGAATAAAGCCAAAGAAATTAGTAACGATTATTATAAAAATAATACTTGACACCAATACGTCTTGGTGCTATAATATTATTATAAGTTAAATTAATTACCGGAGATATCAGATGTTTAATCCAAAAAAAGCTAACTGGGGCGTAACAGACAAGACCTATAAGTTAAGCCGTGACCTAGACGCATTAATCCCACCGACAGGATCAGTAGAGAATCCAAAGAAAAATCCTGCGTTGGAAAAGTATCGTAAAGCACATAATGTTGTATATGATATTTTTAATAATTTACTTATTAACCGTGCTTATGATTGTCGTTTTGCTCTTGACGGTCTTCGTAAAAGCGAATTGTACCTTCCAGTACACACCAAAGAGTATGGTTATCTTGGAGGTAGCTGGGATCAGGTGAACGAGTTGGTTGAAGCAAAGTTTACACCGATTATAATTGCTGCCGCTAAAGAACAAGGCATGTTGGAGGAATAGGATGGCCTTTGCACCAGGTTCTACATATTTTAATACAGGTGACGGATCGATCCAGGGTTACTTCATTGAAAAAGATCTAGGCAACATTTTTGAATACAGCATGAACCCAGACTTTGACATGTTCAATGATCCAACGACTGGCCGAGCTATAGAATACCCACATTTAGTTTGGGTTCGCGACTCATCTAATGGAATAGATTGCGGTTATCGCAAAGCATTGGTGCGTAAAACTGTAGCTTATGTTGTAGTGGACGAAGATGAGAATGGTCCTGTTATTGAAAAATGGTATTTCAAAAGCCGCAGACGTTTATATACAACCAAAGAACAACCTAGTACTGGTGATCGAATGATGATGAAGATATCAGGCGAGATTGGTTTAGTTACACGGGTTGAAGACGATGTCATCTAAGAAGCACTACAAATCATAAATGAGAACATATGAAAAAGAAAATAGGAATGAAGTTATCAGGTGGCGCAGATTCGGCAATTGTCTATTATAAATTGTGTAAGGAATTTCCCGATGCAGAGATATACATTCTTACATTGGGAACTGATGAAAAACCATATTATCCAATGTTAGCAAAACGTGTTGTAGAAATAGTATACAAATTGACAGGAGTTAGACCAGTCAAACATATAACTAATTTCATTGAACATAGTGACGAAGGCTATGTCACTGGTCAGGAAGATATGGCTGACATTCTTCGTAACGAATATAAAGTAGAAGATATATATTCGGGAATATCATCCAATCCACCTATAGATGATATGTTAGAATATTTTGAACATAATCATAATTTAAATTTGGAAGAAGTCAAGTTTCATATAGATAAAAGAGATAAAGAACGAGACTTATTGCCTGTATCATCTGCTAGAAAGGGTGCTCCATTTGCCCTATTGTCTAAGAGAGATGTGGCTATGGTTTATAAAGAAGAAAAAGTATTAGATGAACTATATCCTAATACTTGTTCGTGTGAATCTCCCAGTGGAGAAGATGAAGATGGATATCCTATTCATTGTGAAACGTGCTTTTTTTGTTTAGAACGTTGGTATGGGTTTGGTAGGATTATCTAATGACTTGGGCACAGGAATCAGACATTGGTAGAATACAAATAGAACTTACAAACTATTGTAATGCCGCATGTCCTCAATGTGAAAGATTCAAAATAAAAGAGATAAGTGACATGAAGTCCGAAAATAGATGGGATGAGATTGCATGTTTTGATTTATCGCTTAACGATACTTACATATCTTTAAAACAAATTAAAGAAACGTTTGTAAAGGGTCGTTGGAAACATTTAGATGATATACATTATTGTGGCAATGTTGATGAACCTGTTATTAATCCAGATATAATAGAAATTATAAAATATATGGACACACTAGCACCGAATATAAAAATGCATATTGCAACAAACGGTGGCATTCGCTCAATCGAATTTTGGAAAGAACTCGGAGAGTTATCAGCAAGTATGAATGAACGATTGATAGTTGTGTGGGGAATTGATGGATTAGAAGATACGAACCATTTATATAGAAAGAATGTTGAATGGAGTAGACTACGAGAAAACTGGCGTGCTTATATATCTGCTGGTGGCAGAGCGAAATGGCAGTTTATAGTGTTCAATTGGAATAAACATCAGGTGAATGAAGTTAAAAGTTATTCCAAAAGTGAAAACTTCAACAGATTTCATATTGTACAAAGCGTTAGAGGCGAAGACGAAAAAATAAAAAATATAGAAATACCAGAAGATTATGAACGAAGTGCAACCAAAAACAGAAATTAAAAAAACATTCACAATAGAGCCTAAGTGTAAAGCACAGGTAGGAAATGGTGGCGACAATTTCCACAAGACTATGGGTAACATATATATCTCTGCAAAGGGATATGTATATCCATGTTGTTGGTATGGAGTTCAAAAACACATAACTAAATTGTGGGGAGATTCGGGCATAGATAAAAAATATCACAATATCAAATATTATTCTATGGAAGAAATAATTAATGGTCCCATATTTAAATGGATAGAAGATAATATGCATAACATCGATGTGTGCCAAGAAAAATGCGTCAAAGAAAATTATGATATTCACATATAAGAAAAACATAATAATTATTGATAAGCACAACGGCAACATGCAAGCTGATGGGGAAATTTGGACAGGTGTAAGAATCACGTTAACTGGCAAGTGTAGACAGGAACAGTAATAAATGAGTAAAAAAATAGTAGGAATATGTGGACTTATTGGACACGGCAAAGACACTGCTGCCGGCTTTCTTATTCAAGAAGGCTTTCGTCGTATTAGTTTTGCTGGAGTTCTTAAAGATGCGTGTGCCAATATTTTTAGTTGGGATAGAATTCTACTTGAAGGTAATACATCTGAAAGCAGAGTGTGGCGGGAGACCGTTGACGAATGGTGGGCGAAACGCTTAGACATTCCAAATTTTACACCAAGATTTGCATTGCAATATATTGGCACTAATGTTTTTAGACAGCATTTTCATCCAGACATCTGGGTAGCCGCCGCAGAACGTCAAATAGAAATGACTGATGACAATGTTGTTATCTCAGATTGTAGATTTTTTAATGAGTTAAATGTTATTAGGCGGTTGGGCGGAACCACCGCAGTAGTTTGGCGTGACAATGAACCAAGTTGGTGGGACACCGCAGTAATCACAAATACTACGCCAAAAGAGTTAGAATATCATATTCATGATCAAGGCCACCATATGGAGGTAGCATTTCCAGATGTTCATCCTAGCGAATGGAGTTGGGCTGGTTGGGATTTTGATCAAAAGATATCAAATACAAAAGATTTAAACTTTTTAAAACAACAAGTACATCAAATTTTATTATAGGAGTATATAGTTGACTAATTATTACGCATTACATTGGAGTGACATTTTTGGTAATGCTGGAGTATTGCTTTTAGTTTCTACCTATTTGTTATTGCAGGCCGATAAAATCGATGCAAAGGGATTCTGGTATAGTTTTAATAATTTAATGGTCGCAATCTTACTATTTGTGAATTTATACTTTAAACCTGTATTAGCTAATATTACACTTGAAATTTTTTGGGCGGCTATTAGTATCTACGGACTTTATAAATGGAGCAAAAAGCAAAAATGAGAATTATAGCAGGGCCTTGCCAACATGAGTCACTAGAGCAAAGCTTAGAGATTGCAACAGAATGCAAGCGTGTATGTGATGAATATGGCGTCGAATATTATTTCAAAGCAAGTTATGATAAAGCAAACCGCACAAGCATATCTGGAGAACGCGGACTTGGTTTGCGAGATACAATGAATGACTTTGTAGCACTAAAGGAAGAACTTGGTGTAAACATAGTTACCGACTTTCACAGTGCATTTGATATACACAGTTGGCGTTGTTCAGCCCTCTGGTTTGATGCTGTAGATGTAATACAAATACCTGCTTTTTTGTGTAGACAAACTGATCTAATTAAGGCTGCATGTGCTACAAACAAAATAGTAAATATAAAGAAAGGACAATTTCTTGCACCATGGGATGTGGCAGGCATCCTATCTAAAACATCAGGTGCAAAAGATGTCTGGATAACAGAGAGAGGAACAAGTTTTGGTTACAACAATCTTATCGTTGACTATACTGGTCTTATGTATATGCTCGACAATTTTAACAGTGATATTATTTTTGATGTTACACACTCTGCCCAAAAACCAGGCAGACAGGGAACTAGCTCAGGCGGTTCTCGTAATTACGTGCCTAGGCTGGCTTGTGGCGGGGCTGCTATTGGGATTAGAAGCTTTTTCTTGGAAGTCCATCCTGAACCTGATTTAGCACCAAGTGACGGGCCTAACATGTTATACCTAAAGGATTTTGAAAAAGTAGTATCAGACATAGTGCAGATTAGCAATGTCATTTATTAAATCAAAAGATCCGGCAATATTAATTCCAGCACGTTACAATAGTTCACGGCTACCAGGCAAACCACTTGTTAAACTTAATAACGTTGAAATGATAAAAATAGTTGCATTCAACTGTAAAATGAGTGGACTTGATACATATGTGTTAACTGATGATGATCGAATTGCTAGTTTGTTTGATCCATCAATGGTTATTTTTGATGACAATAAAGAAATAACAAATGGAACTGGGCGTTGTTCTATGGCATTGAATGATGACAGAATGCTCAAGTATGACTATTTTATTAATGTCCAGGGCGATATGCCAGATGTTAATGTTAATATGATCAATAAAATTCATGCAGGGCTGTATTATGACGGTTGCGAATTAGTTACATTGCATACTGCATTGCCAGACCACGCTATCCATGATTCTAATACAGTTAAGATAATTTTAAATAGATTTAACGAAGTTCAATGGTGTGGCAGAGGCTTTACATACGGCCACCATCATTTAGGCATTTATGGATATGAATGGGAATCGCTTACTAATTATAATGAAATGGATCCATCGCCAGAAGAAAGCATAGAAGGACTTGAACAATTGCGATGGTTACATCACGGCAGAATAATGCATTCTTATAAAGTAGATTTTGATGGCATTGAAATAAACACACCAGAAGATGTATGTAAGTGGCATGATTCGAGTACCCAGGATAAATATTAATGTAACATAGTTATCCTACTAGGAGAAAAAAATGTTAATTAAACGAACCGAAATGTCTATTGATGGATACGAAAGAGTATTACATGTTGAACATCTTGAGTCGGGCTTGGATGCAATAATTGCTATACATAGCACAAAATTAGGACCAGCCATTGGCGGAATTAGATGTTATAACTATGAAACTTTCGAATCACAACTAACAGACGCATTACGCCTTAGTGAAGGCATGACATTCAAAAATGCGGCATCAGGATTAAATCATGGTGGCGCCAAAACTACTATAAATGCACTCAAAATTAAAGACAGAGACTTAGCATATCAAATGCTTGGTAAAGCCGTAAATCTTCACGACGGCGCATATATATGTGCTGGTGATGTCGGTACAGGAGTTGACGATCTATATAGAGTGAATGATACAACATCATATGTGACAGGCATAACATTAGATACTAGTCTACCAACAGCATTAGGAGTACATACTAGTATTAAAACATTGCTCAAGCAAGATGGACTAGAAATAAAAGATCAGACATTTGCAGTACAGGGACTTGGCAAAGTTGGCAAACATTTAATCAAAATGCTAGATGGTAAAATAGAAGCTTATGATCCATTTGTCGATAGTTTAGAAGGTGTTACTCATATAGAAGAAACTGCATTGCTACAAGGCGAATTTTATGTTCCTTGTGCATTAGGTGGTGCGCTAAATGAATCATCACTCCAATTAATCAAATCAAAATATGTATGTGGTAGTGCAAATAACGTATTTGGCACTCGTAACGATATTATCACGGCACACAATATGGGCATCAAGTATGTTCCAGATTTCGTTGCTAACTGTGGTGGTGTGGTCGCCGCCGCATTAGATTTTGAGAAAAAAGATTATAAGGATGCATTAACGCACGAACTAACTGTACGAATAGATAGCATATTTAATATAGCATCAGATGAAGGAATGCCAATACAGCATGCCGCAGAACAAATAGCAAATGATAGGTTAAAATAAATCTAAAAAAAGGTTGACAACCAATACGTCTTACTGTATCATATAAGTATAAGTTAACCACGAGACCAAGATTATGAAAATATTTGAAAAGAACGGCATTAATGAGTTTGGTGACCAAGAGTATGTACATGTAGAAACCGGTAGAATAATGGCCCGCAATCTTTATGCTTGGAAGGCTGATCAGAAATGGTATTCTGTGGTCGAAAACCATGGTATAGGAACACTGACGGCCCAAACCCGTCAGGGAGTGATAGTATCAGGTTCAAGCAAGTGGGACTTGATGCGGGTCTTAGATGAACGTGCCCTCAAGCTAAAGCAAAGGGCTAACCTTGAAGCGATGAAACAAGATTTGGCTAATGCAAAATAAGAGGAGATTATTATGTATACTGCAAACCAAATTCAAGTAATTTTAGACGAAGCATCAGTAGCGGCAGAAAAAGCTTCAAATGACCTATATAATCAGTATGGTACTGATGGGAAGGGTTGTTGTGGTTTTGCATGGGTTAACATCTATATGCTTGACGGTCAAAAAATCAAAGGTAATACTAAAGTTGGCCGCACTCTTAAGAAGCTTGGTATTAAGCAAGACTGGACGAGAGCATTTAGTGTGTGGAATCCAAGTAATTACGGTGGCCAAAACGTTGATATTAAAGAAGTAGGTGCTAGGGCATATGCCGAGGTGCTTAATAAATATGGTTTTGCAGCGCATGCTGGATCACGTTTAGACTAAACATGATTCCGAGTGTCCTTGTTCATCTTTTCCACTGGGCATTCGGAATCACCCTATTATAATAGAAATTCAAATGGGAATTACTATGCAAGCATTGTTAGAAACGACTGGTGGTGAATTCAAACGCCACACATATATTATCAATGATGATGGCAAATTATTTGCCTTCCGCAAAGCAGGCGATATTGATATTAAGACTTTTATCAAACCAAAGACTTTTTATAAATCAGGACGTAAATTCACAAAGCTAGAAATGAAAAAACTTAGTACTAGTAAACAACCTGCTAGTACTGATTGGTCACTATTACGTTCTGGTGCTAACTATTATTTAATTAGAGGTGTTTAATATGGATTGGGATTATATTTTTAATGCACAAGGATGGATCGGGGTAGGCCTCGGTTTTATCTTATTTTACTTGGGTCGACTAAAGGGTCGAACTGATCAAATTATACTTAGTGAAGACTTAGCTGGAGCATGGGTAAACATGATGATTGATGAAGGCTACATTAAAACTTCACAAGTGTTCAATGAGCAAACTGGCACGTATGATGAGGTTCTTGTACGTTTCGACGAAGAATCTAAAACTAATAACCAGGCTGATTAGACATGGGCCGAATTAAAGACATTATAGGATTCCTCAAATGGAATTTTGCATGGTCAAAAATAACTCCATGGCAAAAACGATTATTTATATATGTTTGTATTGGCATTGCTGTATATCCGCTAACTGGTTTATTTGAATGGCCCGCGGCTGAAGATCTTGACAAAGAACGGAAAATATTTAGTATCCTTACTATTGCAATGTTAATGTGGGGTGACGTGATTGTTGATATATTTAGAGATAAATGGAAGAAATATAAGAAAGAACAACAAGCCTTTCTTGACAAATTGGGCAGCGATTAAATATGGCAACTGCATATATATTTGATGTAGACGGAACCTTAACACCAAGCAGACAATCAATGGATAAAAAGTTTGCTGTTTGGTTTAAGGCGTTTTGTAATGCAAACGATGTATATCTAGTAACAGGCAGTGATCGACCAAAAACAATTGAACAAATTGGTGAAGTTATTTACAATAGCTGCCAACGTGTTTATAATTGTAGTGGCAATGACGTATGGGAAAAAGATAATAATGTATATAGTAATACATGGGAGTTGCCGTCTGCTCCAATGAACTTTCTACGCCATGAGCTAAATCAAAGCAAATTTAAAAACAAAAATGGCGAGCATTTTGAAATTCGTCCAGGCATGTTAAATTTTAGTATTCCTGGACGAGGAATATCACTAGTTGAAAGGCAACAATATGTGCTGTGGGATCGTAAACATTGCGAGCGTGAGAACATAGCAGAACAATTTAATTCATTATATAAACATCACGGTATTATATCATCTGTTGGTGGTGAAACGGGGCTTGATATATTTCCAGTTGGCTGTGATAAATCACAAATATTAAAAGATTTTGATGATTACGACGAGTTGATATTTTTCGGTGATCGCTGTGACATCAACGGCAATGATTTTAGTATTGCACATAGTATTCAAATTAACAAACGTGGCAAGGTACATCATGTAAAAAGTCACGTACATACCGCAAACATATTAAAAAATAAGTATTCCAATACTTGACATTCAATACGTCTTACCTTATAATGGATATAACCAGTAAAAAGGAACTATATTATGAATGTAACTGATGCATTAGGTCTTGTTATTGCCATTGGTTTAGGCAGCGCATATGCTATTGTAGAAGCTAATGCAAGTGCTAGCAATTCTGCCGCTACAGCCCCCATAGTACATTTTGACCGAGATGATAAAGAGTTTTTTCTTTATAGTCCACAAGATTACAAACAAGAATTTTGTTTAGCACAAAATATTTTCTTTGAGGCTAGCGTAGATAATAAAGCAGGCATGATTGCCGTTGCTGATGTTACTTTAAATCGTGTCCAAGATGCTCGTTATCCTAATACCGTTTGTGGTGTTGTTAAAGATGCAAAACTAAAAGAAAGTTGGAAAACAAAACAATATCCAGATTTAAATCCAGAAGAACGTATATATATTCCAATACGCAATAAGTGTCAGTTCAGCTGGTATTGTGACGGAAAGGCAGATGACATTCCAATGGGCAGTGAGAATTGGGTAAAAGCACAAACAGTTGCTTGGGAAATGATGCATGGTGGTGCCCACCGTGGACTTACAGAAGGTTCTACTCATTACCATGCAACATATGTAGCACCTTATTGGCAGAATAGTAAAAATATGAATTTAGTTGGTCGTATTGGAGCACATATATTTTATCGGTGGGATTAAGTGAATTTGCTATCCAACAGTACAAATTTATATTGTCCAAATACATTTCCAAAAGGTAAAGAATCGCCAATCGCCAGGAATCCTTTGAAATGGAATTGGCAGCTGATCCGCCAAGAGCTCGTGACGATATACATCCTGGTCAAGGATGGCACAATAGCATAGCAAAATTATTATGATTAATTACGAAGTATTATACAATTGGCTTGAATATCATCGTATAAATGGCGGGCGATTATGCAAAATACCGAATATACGCGAATATGTTCATCATGATCCTACTGCCACAAAGAAATTATACAATGATTTTAAACAAAATATAAGTTTAGAGCAAGCCGAACAGTTTATAGTAACAAACACTTTTGATAACTCAATGTCAGACAGAACTCTATTAGAAGATGCATGTAAAATTTTCTATTTAGAAAGACAAACTATAAAATTTTTACCACAAGTGTTGCACGAGCCTTGGGATAATCGCTGGCGTGCCCATCCTGGCAGCGGACGATATGACGTATTATGCAGACGTAATAATGATCCAATACCTGGAATCTACATTTATTTTAATGCGCCAGACTATGGCTTACCAAGACACATCAATTTAACAAACCTAGATCTAGAAGATATTGTAGCTGAATTATGTTTTGGCGAAATTCCTACTATTGATTTTATGACTTATCCTGCATTTAGTTCGCATGCAAAAGAGCGCGACGCAGAATGGAATCCAGTAATCAGTCCAGAATACATTGTCAATGATTGGGAATTTTTGCGATATTCCGAAGGCATGCCGTTTTCTACATATAAGTCAGAATGGCGTGATTGTGCTGTTGATCTGTGGGAATATTTACATTAACGAACTGATAAATTTGAAGTTACATAGTTAAACATTTCTTCACATACTTTCGCATTAATTACAATCCAGTAACTATCTTTATCAATACTAGTATTAAACAGTGTATGTTCTTTCTGTGTATTGACAGCATATAGGTCACCATTTGCCCAGGGTAATGTTGCATCGCCAACCATAAATCGAAACCATGGTGCCTCTGTATTATATAACGGCATCAGTAATCGAAAAGTCCTGCATTCTATTCCACCCCTATAATATGCATCACGATGCGGCGGAAAAAATCCACCAGGCTTAATTTTTAATATATGAGTTCTGCAAATATATGGCAATATTGGCCCTAATAGATTTTGCATATCTATACTTTTATGATATACTGGAGTTGGAACGACAAAATCGTCTTCAGACCATGATGTTCCATATGTTTTGTTCCATTCAAGTATACTACTAATTGCAGGTCCTCGTTTGATAATGCCATCTTCGTTTAATATACAAAGACCTTCTCGTCTAATGTGTGGTTTAAATTCATTATATTGATTCCAGTCGTTATCAAATTCTTCCAAATCTTGTGCAAATCGTGCTGTGTCTATAGATTGGGTAAGTCGAATATGATCGCCAAATTGGAAAAAATGATTATATGTTAGTTTCATATTAGTTTTTCCTTTTAACATAAATATTTATGCAAATTAAAAACTATGGCGCTTGACTTCCAACACTATATAGTCTATAATAATTTAACGTAAATATTCAGAGGACTAATCTAGGATCGCCCCTCTTAAAATACTCCGCTCCTTACAACAACATAAGGATAAATTATGAATGAAATTGTACCAGTAGCGTATAAATATGTGTCTACAAAAGAATATGTAGATGCTTTTCCTGTAGCATATCGTCAGTGGAAAGCTGACTCCCATTGTAACCTAATCCATGGTTATGCATTTAGTATGAAATTTTATTTTGGTACTAATGAACTTGATGTTCGTAATTGGGCTGCTGATTATGGCGGATTAAAAGAACTAAAAAGTGTACTTAAAGATTTTTTTGATCATACCTTGTTAGTGTCAGAAGATGATCCAGAGTTAGAACTATACAAAACAATGCAAGAGCGTGGTATTGCTAAACTAACCATTCTACCTAAGTTAGGGTGCGAAGGACTTGCTGATATGCTATATCGATATATCAATGGTGTTTATATTCCAGATATGTGGGGTGAAGCAGAAGCCGAGCGGTTATGGTGCTTTAAAGTTGAAGTACGTGAAACACAGAGCAATGTAGCGTATCGTGAAGGCCATAGAGAATGGAATGAGAACTTAATCGAATGACATATATAGTTAATGATGCATGCATTAAATGCAAATATACCGATTGTGTAGAAGTTTGTCCAGTAGACTGCTTTTATGAAGGAGCAAATACATTAGTAATTCGTCCAAATGAATGTATTGATTGTGGTGTTTGCGAGCCTGAATGCCCGACAGGTGCTATTTTACCTGACACAACTAAAGAAGGGGCGTCATGGGTCGACTTTAATGACAAATATAGTAGACTTTGGCCAGTAATCACAGCACGGAAAGATCCGCTGCCAGATTCAGATAAAATGAATCCAGTGTTAGGATATGCTGGTGGTAATAAAATCAAGTTACTAGACGAAAGACCTGGTGATGGTGATTAATAAAATGACAAATGACGAAAAAATTAGTTCACTGGAATATTTTACAATGGGACTTTATTCACCTTATCAATGGGTTGATTCAGGTTTTATAGATTATATTAAAATGCTCAGGCGTGGTGAGAATATACAATTCTTAGACAAATTCAAAACCCATGATGAACTATTACAATTCTCTTTTAAACTAAGGGATATGTTACAATCAAAAGACATTGGGACCATCTTAGACCCCGTTGTAGTGAAAATTAATATGGAGAAAACAAATGACTGATCTTTTAACAAATGCAGAAGTACTGGCCTTTATAGGCTCATTTTTTATTATATTCCGCGAAGGATTAGAAGCAATGCTAATTGTTATGTTAGTTTTTTCATATCTGGAAATTCTTAATGTGCGTGATAAAAATAGATATGTCTGGTATGGTGTGTTTTCTGGAATCTTGTTGAGTATACTAGTAGCTACTGGATTTAGCGTAATAGCAGAAGCCACGCATGAGCATGAAGAACTGTTCGAAGGTATTACCATGATTATTGCTGCATTAATGCTATTTTATGTAGCGTGGTGGTGTCACGGACCTGAACAGCATATTAAACATGGTATTGAACAGAATGTATCAACTGGTACTGCATTGGCTTTATCAGCAACGGTAATGTTTGCCATTTTACGCGAGGGATTTGAAATTGTATTGTTTTACAATGCATTATTCCTAAGTGATATTGAACAATCAGATGTTATTATAACAGGTGGCGTGGTGGCGTTAGTTGCATTATTTATTCTATATATTATACTTAAACGAGTAATGTTGCAAATACCAGTCAAATTATTCTTTACTATTAGTAAATTTGCAATGATATTTTTAGGAATTTACTTCTTATGGCAAGGGTGGCAAGAGCTTGAAGAAGTATTCTTTCATACTGTTAACCCATCAGACATGCCAGACTGGTATTGTAAAATTAGACCAATGGTCTGTTATCACTAGGAGATAAAATATATGATTAATGTTGCACAAGAAGCGAAAGAGCATTTATTAAAATCAAGTCAAGAAAATGACAATCAATATCCACGGTTAGCAATTATAGGTGCAGGCTGTTCTGGATATCAATATGGATGGTATTTTGCCGACCCAGATAATTTGGTCCCAGGTGATGAAGTTATTGATCTAGAGAATGGCTGTAAGTTAGTAATAGATGATGTAAGCTTTATGTATCTATATGGCGCAACTATAACCATCGAAAAAGACGAATTTGGGTCTACGTTAGAAGTATCGAATCCACAGTCAGACGAATGTGGCGGGTGCCCAAGTAACGCATCTATAAAAAGTTGCGGGCTATAAAATAGCATTTGACATACCATTGTCGATATGTTAAACTGATTGTAATCTAAAGGAAAATTAAATGACCAACAACATTGATTTAAACAAGTACAAAGGCTTTGTAAAAGAAGTAACAAGCGATGCATCTAACAATACTGATGTATTTACTGAACGTTTGCGTGAAGTAGAAAATGATAGTGGTGTGAATATGTCATTGCTTTTGACAGCGGCTATTGGCATGGCTGCTGAAGGCGGTGAATTTGCAGAGATTCCAAAGAAAGTTGCGTTCCAAGGCAAACATATGCACAAAGATACCATCTTTCATATGAAGCGTGAATTAGGTGACATTATGTGGTATTGGATGAATGCTTGCCGAGCATTAAATCTAGACCCCAATGATGTTATCGCAGAGAACGTGAACAAGTTAGAATCACGCTATCCAGGTGGAGAGTTTGATGCGTTCTATAGTGAAAACAGGCAAGAAGGCGATCTCTAATGCTAAAATTCCAAGATAAACCACTTGAAGATCTAACTATGGAAGAATCCATAGAATTTGAGAAAATGGTGTTAAAGCGTGTCTTGACTGCTAGCAATGCTGGAATGAGTGACAGCATTATTGATCAATTGAATAATTTTTTAAATGAAATTAGATTCCACAAACAGGAAAAGATTGCTGAATTTGTGGAAAGTTCCAAGAAACAAAATAGTAACGATAACGAACAAGGACTATTGATCGGTGAGGAAAAACAACAATCATCAGATAATATTGACTGACCAGGATATAGTTGTTTCTTGGTTAAATAATATAGATATAGGATCAGCTATTGTAGATAGTGTTGAACCCATTAATATCTACAATAATTGGTGCAATCAGTATGACATAGATCATAAAATTGAAGCACATACAGAAAATACAGACCTAGAGTACTTTCAACATTGCTTAGAGCATTGGTATATGCCAGAATATTATAAAGAAATTGATGTTGTCAGATTTATAAATAATAGAACACTAACATACCAACAACGAGCACGAGTACATGAAGAAATACAATTATTTCGTGAACGTGGTATGATACCAGTTCTTAATTTTTTAGTATATTTGGTTGATGTGTGTAAAGAAAATGACATTGTTTTGGGTGTTGGTCGTGGTTCAAGTGTAGCAAGTTATGTATTATTCTTGCTTGGCATCCATAAAGTAGACAGTATTAAGTATGAACTTGACATTAAGGAGTTTTTAAAATGAGAAGAATTATATCGGCCCGCGGGCGTGAAGTTAATATGGTCGCAATTGCTGCGAAGCATGAAACAGACAGGGCAGTAGGTAATGTATCTATGAATGCCCGCGGTGATATTATTGATAATCGTGGTAATGTAAAAATAACCCGTGAAGAAGTCACTCGTGAAATATATAAAGCAGCAAGTCCAGATGCTACTGCTAAAGCAGCAAGTATTAAAGATGACCAAATAATAGTTGATGAAGTGCAAGAGTTGCACGAAGAAAAAAGAAAAAAGAAAAAGAAAAAGCTAACAGAAGTTAACCGACAATTGCGTGAGCGCCCAGATGGATCACAGTATATTGAAGTTGAATATAATGATGGAAGTATGAAAGAAGTAGAGGTAGACAAAAAATGAAATCAGTAAAAGCATTTGGCGATAAGGTTTTGGCAGTAATGATTGATGCGCCAGGCGATTATAAAAAAACACAAGGTGGTATTTTTATTGCTGATAAGGATGCAACCCCCGAGGCAATTAGACCTCGTTGGTTCCAAGTATATAGTGTTGGGCCAAAGGTTGATTGGATTAAGAAAGATGAATATGTATTGGTATCCCACGGTCGTTGGAGTAATGCTCTTCGAGTAAATGATGATACTAAGGTTTGGTTATTGGATAATGAAGAATGTTTAATTACTTCTGATACTAACCCAATTAAAGATGGAATTACCGTCTAAGTTAAAAAACTAATAAAAGGAAATTTATTGTGGCTAAGAAAAAGACAGAACCAAAAAAGCAAAACCCAACAGTAATACCAGTACCAAGACAGGTCCCAGATGCACCACCAATGCCGCCAATGCCAGCGCCACCTGCGCCGCCAAAAATGCCAGGTGAATATTTGCGTGATAATGGTGTGCTGTTTATGGATAAAGAGTTTAATCAAGAGAACTGCATGCCATTGGTTAAGATGATTTTAGAATATAACTTGATGCCTGATGATAAGAAACCCGAGATTATTCATCTGTATATCAACAGCCCTGGTGGTATGGTTGCCAGTGCCTGGCATTTGATTGATACTATTAAGCAGAGCCGCATTCCAGTGTACACATATGCTATGGGTATGGCTGCATCATGTGGTTGCTTACTATTAATGGCGGGCGAGAAAGGTCATCGCTACGTGACACAGAATACTAGTGTTATGAGTCATGTATATAGTGCAGGTAGTGGTGGTAAAGAATTTGATCTTTATGCTCGTATGAAATCATTTGAACAGACATCACATAACATGGTTGAGCACTATAAGAAGTGTACTGGTAAAAACGAGAAATACATTCGTCAGCATCTTCTTCCTGCTGAGGACGTTTGGTTAACGCCTGAAGAAGTGTTAAAGCATGGTGTGGCTGACAAGATCATCACTACATACTAAGAGGTTTATATGTTAAGAAGACTGCATACCTGGTTAGGCAAATATTTGATAGACAAGTCATACCATGACTTTCAAGACCCATCGTTAGACGATTATATAATCCATGATGATAACAAGGTGTCATGGCGACCAGATGTAGATCCGTCTTATAATATTCGAGTATATAGTGCAAATGGTGGACGAATTATTGAATGCAGAACCACAACATTAACTACCGTTGCTGGGCGTAGTGGCTATGACCATGACACCCGGCTGTATGTTATTAGTGATGGTGCAGATCTTACCGAAGAACTTGGTAAAATTTTAATGATAGATTCATTATCTAATTAAGGAACACTATAAAATGTATAACACTGATGAACAGAAAGAACAAGTAATCGATCAACTTAAAGCAGGCATTGTTGAAGTTACATTCAATAAAGTGAATGGTGATCAACGAATAATGACTTGTACTTTAAAAGCAGATAAATTGCCTGAAGTCAAAGTTAATGAAAGCACTAATAAGCCAAAAAAAGTTCGCAAACAGAACCCAGATGTATGCAGTGTATTTGACATTAACGCAGAAGGTTGGCGCTCATTTCGTTGGGATAAATTAACTAATGTCAATGCAATCAATGTTTGACATATCATCAAAACTCATATATAATAGTTATTAACGTAATTAAAATAAAGGATAAAATATGAAAGAACTTTGGGTGGAGAAGTACAGGCCAAGTAGCATTGCTGAATATGTATTCAAAGATGATGCTCAACGTGCGCAGGTACAGAATTGGATTGATGACCAAGGCATTCCACATCTATTGTTTAGTGGTTCTCCAGGCACAGGTAAAACTACACTTGCCAAAGTTCTTATTGAAGAATTAAGTGTAGAAAAGGCAGATGTATTATACATTAACGCTAGTAGAGACAACGGCGTTGAAATGATTCGTAAAAAGATTACTGCATTTAGCGAAACAATGCCATGGGGTAATTTTAAAGTAGTATTGCTAGATGAGGCTGACCACATTAGTCCAGAAGGACAAGCAGCATTGCGCGGTGTTATGGAGCAATATCATGCTAGTGTACGTTTTATTCTAACATGTAATTATCCTAATATGATTATTCCTGCATTGCATAGTAGGTGCCAAGGATTTCATATCGAACAACTTGATCAAACTGAGTTTACTGCTCGTATAGCAGAAATTCTTATTGGAGAAAGTTGCACTTTTGATTTAGAAACTATTGATGCAATGGTTCGTGCTAACTATCCAGATCTACGCAAAACAATCAATACAGTACAAATGAGTGTCGTTGATAATCAGCTACAACAACCACAAGATGAAGGTTCCAGTGCAGAATGGCGCATTGGCATGGTTGATTTGTTCAAAGCAAAAAAGATTGTCGATGCTCGCAAATTAATTATTAATAAAGCTAGGGCTGATGAATATAATGACATCTATACCTGGCTTTATCGCAATTTAGACTTATACACAGACAACAATGATCAATATGACGAATGTGTTCTTGCTATTAGGAATGGATTAGTAAAGCATACACAGGTCGCAGATGTTGAAATTAACCTTTCAGCAACAATGATAGAGATCAGTCGCGCCTTAGATTGATTATGATAAATACCTATAACAAACGATAAAAGGAAAACAGTTGTTATGAATAAATTTTTAAAATGGTGGCTTATATTTTGCTTAAGCCTTTTATTTGCATATATCGGATATTACTTAGGTTTTATGGATGAAGTATATGCAAAGGATAGCACCAAGCTAAGTTTTGTAATCATGGCTTTATATTTGGCCGGCAGTGTCATGATAGGTACTGCAACTTATCATAAATCCAAAGGTAAACAAGTTTCTGCAAGAATAGATACCGGATGGTTTATGGCAGAATCTATGCTGGCACTTGGTATGATTGGTACTGTCGCAGGTTTTATTTTAATGCTGGGAAGCAGCTTTGAAACCATTGATGTTAGCAACCAATCTAGTCTTAAAGAAGCTTTAACAGCAATGGCGTTGGGGATGAGTACCGCCTTATATACTACACTAGTTGGATTAATTTGTAGTCAGTTGTTTAAAGTTCAATTAGTTAATATCGAGATTACAGAATAATGAGCGCTGATAGAAGTAAGTTTCGTAGCACATATGCATTTCAAGATTTGCTATTTAACTTACTTGTGGGCTTTGTTTTTCTTTTTGTTATTGCGTTTATCTTAATTAATCCCCCAACCAAAGAAGCAGACGCTCCAAAGAAAGCCGAGTACTTAATTATTATCGAATGGAATACTGCATTAGATGATGACATTGATTTATGGGTCAAAGATCCAAATGCAACCGTAGTTAGTTTCCGAAATAAAATGGGTGGCTTGCTACATTTGGAAAAAGATGATCTTGGCGCAAGCAATGATTCATATAGAAATCCAGTAACTGGCGATTTAATGGTATTACCAATTAATCGTGAAGTTGTAACTATGCGTGGCATTGTTCCAGGAAGATATGAAGTAGCATTTCATGTTTATTCTCGAAAAATGACCTATAGGGCAGATAAAGACATCGGCAGTTCTCAATATCTAACAGAAGAGTCTTGGGTTCGCGCTTCATTAGTTAAAATTAATCCGTATGGTGAAGCATATTTGGTAGAAAAATTATATTCTAGAAAAGGCCAAATAGTTACACTCTTTAACTTTGAACTTGATGAAGACGGCAACGTAACGAGTTATGATGAACGTAAAAGTAATTTCATAATGGGATCAAAAATAAACAACAGAAATCTCCCAACACCACCACCAGCAGTTGACCAACCATCATCAGCGAACATACCATAAGGATAATTTATGAATTACATAAGTTTAGAATTATTACCAGTATTAATATCATTAGTAATACTAATGTCTGTATTATTGTATACTATGATCAAGTTAATGCGAAATTGGGTAGTATTATTTGCCTTAATTCCATTAACATTAATGACAGTTATAGTAATGTATAGAACAATTGACGATAATCTAGGTTATTGTACGTCAGGTGTAATACCAGACGATGCAGTATACCAGAGTCATGTTCCAACATATGATGATGAAAAAATTGAAGCTAGAGTTTATTTGATTGAGACTGAAGCTGAACGTGAGCGAAGTTCAAGTCGTGGTGCTCGTTGTTATTTGATTGATAACACTGAAGAAAATCAAGAAGCAATGGAAGAAGCACAAAACAAAACCGAACAAGGCGTACCTCAGCAAATAAAACAAAAAGGCGATAAGAGCGGCAAAGGCCAAACGCAAGGTGGAGAATATGCCGTATACGATTTTCAACCGCGAGGCGATGACTTCGCAAAATAAGGAGGGTTCATCATGGAACCAGCAACAGGCACAGTAGGCGCAATATTAATTGTAGGACATTTTATTGTAAGTGTTTTCCAATTTCAATTAGGAAATCCAGTATTTCAATTTGTACCATATCCCAATATGGAGATATGTCATCAATATGTTGAAAAGGTACAGGGTCAATTTCCAATCAGTACTGAATATACATTAATTAAGCAAGCACAATGTATGACTGAAACTGATTTTGCTGCGGCGATGGCTGCTAGACAGCAACAAGCAAATGAAGCTGAGCAAACTGATTCAGAATCTGAGCAATCAGATACAGAAGAAAAATAAATGGATGATCTACGCCTTTTGGACTCAACTAAATACTAGTACAGAAGCGTAAAAACAAACGGAGATCCACATGTTAAATTTTCTGAAAAACATAGTCAAGGTATTAGTGCAAAAGTCAAAAGAAACTTTTGTTTATCGGGCTATTAATAAATTATTCCAAAATACATTTTTGGGCGGGTTAACAATACTGTGTACTGTACTAGTAGTTAATCAAGGCCATATGTATTACGATGATTTCATGGTTATGTATCATGATTTAAATGATGAAAAAGCAGCAGACGAAGCTGATGACCCAAACGATCATTTAGAATTTAAATTAATTGGTGATAACCTTTATACTTTGACAGGTAGTGTAGGCGACGGAGATTGCGAACGTATTATACCAGACATGCCACAGGCATTTACTGTGATACTTGAATCACCAGGCGGAAACCTAGCTGAAGGAAGCTGTTTAGCAGCTCATTTAAAATTACGAGATGTTGTTACAGTTGTACGAGATACGACTGTAATGAATGAAAACGGGGAAATAATTTATACCCCAGGAACTATCCCAGAAGATGATAACTATATGGCTGGCAAAACAATGTGTGCTAGTGCATGTAGTCTTATGTTTTTAGGTGGTGACCAACGGTACCTTATTGGTGACGTGTGGCTTGGCATACATGGCCCTGGCACACCAGAAGGTGCTATTAATAATTTAAACAGAAGGCAGTTAGAATCTAGTAGTTTTAGAACCGCTGCGAACTTGATGCAATTATTACAATCATTAGGTGTTGAAAGTCCAGACTTGAGACTTCTGTTTATTAAGATACCAAATTCGTCAATGTATTGGCTGAAACCAAATGACTTTCCTTTACGCAAAGGCTTAATTGAACTTGCAACAAACTATAGGAATTTCTGGGGCTTCAGCGGCAGTGCGCCTGACGCTGGTTTAAAGTAAAATAAATGGAGGCATAACATGCTTAAAAGTTTCTTTTGGACGTCAAAGAATGCTCCGTACGCCTGGCTAATGCTGGCTTGGCTACTGTTCATAGGTTGGTACAATGTTCAAATTTTGGTTTACTATAACTCATGGAACCGAGAGTTCTACGATGCAATCCAAACCCTTCAAGAAGATAGGTTTTGGCAATTGTTTTGGAGTTTTGATTCATTACGGATGATTGATTTTATTTCGTTTAATATGGATGAAAAAACCACAGTACCAAGTTTTCTAGAAATATTAATTATATATGTACCAATGGCAACCTATGCTACTTGGCAAACTCAACGGTACACATTCCGCTGGAGAGAAGCGAATACGCATCACTATCTAATGCGATGGGAAGAATCTACCGCTGTTATTGAAGGTGGATCACAACGTATTCAAGAAGATTTGATGATTTTCGGTAAAACATTGCAATCATTGTTTACGGGATTTGTTAACAAAATCTTTATTTTAAGTGCATTTTTACCAGTATTATGGCAACTAAGTGAAGGCTTACCAGTATGGAATGGCCAAATTATTCCAGGCTTCTTAGTTTGGGTAGCACTAACAATGAGCTTAGGCGGCACCGCACTATCATTCCTACTAGGTATGAAACTTCCTGGATTGGAATACCGTAACCAGGTTGTTGAAGCTAAGTTTCGTAAAAAACTTGTTCACAGTGAAGATGACTTTAGTGAACGTGTTAGCGCAGATCTATTCCCAATGTTTGCGAGTGTTAAGCGCAACTATTACCGCTTGTTTAACTGGTATATGGGCTTTGGTGTATGGCAAACTGGCTTTAGTCTAATTGCAGGTAACGTGGCTCTTATTGTACTTGCACCTAGTTATTTCGCACAGCTAATTACATTTGGTGTACTTATTCAGGTACTAAATGCATTTGGTAGAGTCGAAGGCGCATTAACTTACTTTATTGATCGATGGACAACGATTGTTGACTTCCAATCAGTCATTAAACGTTTGCGTGAATTTAACCGTGTGCTAGATGCAGCGGAAGAAGAAGCGAAAGCATAACCCTACTGCGGAGCCTATAACAGGCTTCGCTTTTTTATGAACAGCTAATGGAGAACAACAATGGGATATTATATCTCGGATATGCAAGAAATTACAGTAACCTGTACTGACAATGGCAAGAAAATCGACGGTATCATTGTAGACCAACGACAAGATGTTATACGTGTTAACATGCAGGATGTAGTTTTGCATTTCCATAAAGAAAAAAAGAACCTGTTTGTTGCTAAAATGGCTGGTTTGGAATTTACTATTGACCCAACTGAAATTAAAAACAAAGGATACAATTATGGATTATAACAGCAAAAGTGTTGTAATTGTTGAACATAACAGCGCCGCATATAAAAAATTAAACAAATCTCTAAAGAAGAAGTTAGACGAAGTTTGTAATCGCAATTATATTAAAAAAACAAAAGATGTCGAAGTGCAATACCCTGGCGCTGATATCGATTTTGTACGTGTTATTATAATGAGTGAGGATACGCCAAATGAATGGTTAAAACTTGGCGGGCAGCTTGTTAAAGAATATCGTAAACGCAAAGATGTAGACAATATCTATTTTGAACTAGGAAATGAACATCTAGCTGATGGTGCTCGGCTTGCAAACTATGAATTTAACAAATATAAGACAGATAAAAAATCAACACAATTAGCTATTCATGGATTAAAAAATAATCTACTAAGTGAAAGCATAGAGCTAGCTCGCACTCTTGTTTCTGAACCCGGCAATAAACTATTCCCGCAAAACTATGCATATCGAATCGAGTCAGCATTAAATGCAGTAGGTGTAACTGTTAAAATTTTACACCAATCACAATTAGAAACCCTGGGTTTTGATTTGCTTCTAAGTGTAGGACAAGGTAGTGAAAAAGATAGCTTTGTTGTTGTGATGGAATACATGAATGATCCTGATGCAGATGCCAAACCCATTGCTTTAGTAGGTAAAGGTGTTACATTTGATTCTGGTGGTATTTCACTAAAGCCAGGCAAAGGCATGGCGGATATGAAGTTTGATATGGGCGGGAGTGCCGCAGTAGTTGGAGCAATGCATGCTATTGGCAGCAACAAAGTAAACCACAATGTGGTTGGGATTGTTGGATTAGTTGAAAACATGCCTGATGGTAAAGCTATTAAGCCTGGTGATATTGTTACATCAATGAGTGGACAAACGGTTGAAAATCTTAATACAGATGCAGAAGGCCGACTAGTGTTAGCTGATATTTTAACATATGTGCAAACCTACGACCCGCATGTAATTATTGACGTAGCTACTTTAACTGGTGCTATACTAGTATCGCTTGGTCATGAAATGGCAGGACTATTTACTAACTCTAGTGAATTAAGCGAAACCATTCAAGCAGATGGATCAAAGCTAGGTGAAGAATTTTGGCGGATGCCAATGGGCAAAAACTGGAATAAGATGATTGATTCTAAGATTGCTGATATGCAAAATATTGGTGGACCATATGGTGGCTCAACCACAGCCGCAGAGTTTTTATATCGATTTGTTGATGAGGGTCGTAGTTGGGCGCACTTAGATATTGCTGGTATGGCATGGAGTGAATCAGGTACTGAAATTGTTCCTTACGGTGCTACTGGCTTTGGGGTGGCTACATTATTCAATCTTGTCGCAAATAATGGTACCCGTAACTATAAAATCGATGAAAATATGAAATATTAAATAAGCATTTAATATAAATAAGGATATACATCGATTTTATATACCAAACGACCAGGAGCTTACGGTGACATTTAGAAAAATTAATACAAAGAACTTAATTAGTTCGGATACTGCATTTACAGATCCGATAATACTACTAAATAAGTCTGGCGCTAGCCCAACTGATATTGGCTGGTTGGGGAAGATAGGTGCAGTAAATTATGCTGGACTTATTAAGGATGCACAGACTGATAGCTTTCTATTAATTAATGATATAACCTTAGGTAGCGACACGGTCAATGATATCGATGCCAGTAATCAGACATTAATTAAAGGTGACTTGTCAGTAAGAACACTTACAGCAGATACAATTGTTGCAGGTAATTTACCAACACAATATACAGATGCAGATGCAAGAGCAGCCATTTCGGCAAGTGGTAGTTTGTCTTATGATAGTTCAACGGGTGTTATTAGCTTTACTGATACAGACTATTCATACGCAACAAAAGTTGGATACAATTTAGCAGATCAAACTGATACAACCTCAATTGTATTGGATCCAGGTAACGCAGCAACACCAGCAACATATCGCGGTGATGTTATAAACAACAGTGGCACAGTTATTGTTGATGTATCAAGCACAAGCACTACATTTACTGGCGGACTAATGGGCAACACTTATGGTGATGTTTATAATCCAACAGGTGCCGATAAAATTTTAGAAAGCGGAACTGGTAATTTAGATTCCTCTTTAACAGTTGATACCGCAAACACAACAACATTAAATGCAGGCACCACTAATATTAGTGGCACTGCTACATTTACTGGCGGTATGGCAGACTTTACTGGAACAACTACCTTAGGTAATTGGAACGGTGCAGTTTATGATAGAACTGGTGGCACACTTATTATTGAAGACGATGCAACACCGGGTCCTATTGTTCACGCAGACTTGGATGGTGATGTTACTGGTAATGTTGAAGTAACAACTACATTTGTATTGCCTAAAGGAGCAGCACATCAAAGACCAACTTCTCCAGTAGAAGGTATGATGTTCTTTAATACATCAACAAAAATGTTTGAAGGATATGACGGAACAAACTGGATTCAATTATTCCCATCCACATTTATATATACACCATAATTTTAAAAATAATTTATAACTACTTGAAGGCCAAGGATTTTATTCTTTGGCTTTTTCTTGACAACCAATACGGCTTGCTGTAATATATAAGTATAAGTTAAACAAAAAGGTGACATTATGCAAAACGAAAATGGCTGGAGTCGTGTTGATGACCCATGTGATGATGTTACGCATTGGATAGGATTTATTTGACATAGTTATTTCCGTGTGTTATAATTTATGTACGAACTGAGATTTAGGAGCAAACAACATGGCGCAATTTAAAGTATACCAAATTAGTTTAACTGATAGCGATAGTGATTATGTAAATGATAATGGTTGGACAGAAGCCGCTAACAATGAGCCACGCATTCAAGCATATTTAGATGCTAGTTTTGGTAGAGTTAAATCAGATTCATATCATGAGCATGTTGCTACTATTACTGCTGCTACACTTGATGAAGTATTTCATATAGGTAACATGGGTCCAGAAGAAAACATTGATCGTGTGGCACAAATGCGTTCAGTTAGCGTCGGAGATATTATTGAAGCTAGTGACGGTACAAAACATATTGTTGCCCATGCTGGTTTTGATCAATTAGCAGCCTGGGCGCGGGAGCCTAAATAATATTATGAATATTAAACATAATCCAAAATTTGATGACAATAAAGTGGTCAAGCATTTTTCTAAAAAGGACGGAGTACCTGTAAAATATGTATGTACTACTGATATAGCCATATCAGATGTTCATATTGATGTATTTTTCAGAGCGACACCACACCCAAAATTTGGCAATCGTTATTTTGGATTATATAAAGATCCAATAACATTTGACACCATGATTACAAATGCTGACATTATTGAAGATTTTACATTCGGTATGGTACTGAATGATGATAATTTATTTGAATATAGTGAAGGCCATCATAGCTATAAAAAGTTTGAAAATGGCAATATGATTGATGGAGGTCGTAACTATGTTCGTTGTTCAGGTGGTAGCGTTATGGCAATTGTACGCGATGGCGAATTTCAGGAAATCAAAGAGGGATAATAATTGTGACAGCAACTAAAAAGAAGGCAGCCCCAATGATTAAGTTAGTTGATGAATATGCTAATCGTATCAATGAATCATATCACAGTGATGAAGATAAATTTGTCACCATTGGTGAACGATTACAAGAATTGTACCAAAAAGACCCGATATTACCAACAATGTTTGAATCACTTGCCCAAGGAATGGTTGCTGCTATGGGTTATGAAACATACAGTGATATGATCCAAGACATGGTAGGCATGGGTAAGATTGAATATTATTCAAGTATTGTTCTTGACATTAACGATACTATGCAACGTTGGCCAGATCGAGAAAATTTACTAAACATTGTTGGTGAATTTGATCCAAGCTATGTTAACCGTATCCGTACATACCGCGACAGTCATCGCAAAGACGGCTTAATAGATCGACAAGTTGCATGGGATGGCCAACATACTGCGATAGCATTATGGATTATTGGTACATTTGGCTTTGGGGCTGATCCTGAAGATATCTTAATTCCAGTTGATGAATATCCTGGAGATGATCGAGCAGCAATTCGACGTCGATTTGTAGAATTTAATAGTGGTAAAACTAGCAAACAATTGGATAATATTGATTTGTATAAACAGTATGTTGCTGGTATGCGTCATGATAACTGTGAAGATTTTTGGAATATCAGATGCTTTACTATGCAGAGCTATTTTGAGAAGTATTCATACTTTGCCACTGATGAAAAGTTTGGTGATGAAAAGAATGCTGGCGCGTGGTCACGTATGACAGAAGTCTTTAATCGTAATTTCCCAGTTGAGATTTTTGAACGTGTTATGTATTACCATTCAATTACAAATGCAGACAAGCCATTTGTATCACTAGAAATAGATAATATGAGTGTGTTTATACGTCAATGTTTAAATGATGGTATTCAAATTACAGACGACTATCTTAACGCTATTGCAAAAATTATGAGCCGTGTTACTGAAAATACATGGGTAGTAGGCAGTAAAAAACATAAGCTTGTACAGGATGCATATCAAACATATGTAGACGCTGAAAAGGCTGCGGGTCGATTAATTGATGGTAAAACTTATCGATGTAACCAAACAAAAGTTGCTCCACCATGGATTGCCCGAGTCCTTGCACAAAATAACTTCGAATTTGATTTACCATCATTTGCAGAGAGTTATAATTTTAAAACAATGGAGGTAGCATGATCCGCGAAGCTACAGACCGTCAACGCAAAAGCACAAATGAAATGCGTATAGCATTATCAAATAAGTGCAAGGTTCCTGGATGTGATAAGCATCTTACATTATGGAAGGGGCCAGGTGAGAAGGACTATTGTGATGAACACCAACGCAACTTTAAACAGTTTGGTGGATTAGCAACGGCAGAAAAAGTATACAGTCAACATCGATTAGACTATTGTGAAGAATGTAATTTTCAACCTGCTAAACTGCCTAGGGTTAACAAATACAAAAAAAGTGACCCAAAATTATTTAATTCAATGGTACGTAGTTCATTAAGCGTGGACCATATTGATGGTAATCATGAAAACAATGATCCATCCAATTTACAGACATTATGTCACAATTGCCATAATATTAAGACCATCGAGAATGGCGACCACCTAACACCAAGTAATCAAAATCTAATATGAAAGAAAAATATATACACGCATTTATGGATAAGGGAGATCATGAAGATGTATCATAGTATAGACGAGCTGCATAAAAAGGCAAAGGTTTTGCTTGAGAAGACCACTGAAATTCATCGCTTGAGATATCAACTTCAGAAGTCCAATCCTCAGATTGAATATATAATTCAGAGGCTTGATGTGGATATCGAATACGATAAAAACTATGACTTCACGTTTCAGGCAACATTTGGGGATTTACCAAGAGAAACGGTTCAAGAGGTTTTAAAAATGGTAGATGATGCTAAGGCAATTGCTGCTGACATTGTAAACGGACCAGTCGATATACGCCTAGAAAAGTCAAGAGCCTAAAATGAAAGAAAAATATATACACGCATTTATGGATGTAGCTGAGCGATTTGCAGAACTATCATATGCTGAACGACTAAAAGTAGGCAGCATCGTTATTAAGGATAATCGTATTATTAGTATTGGCTATAATGGCATGCCAATGGGTTGGGACAATGATTGCGAACATAGAGAGTATATGGACAATGATGCAGGATGTTGGTTAAATACCTCAACAGTTGAGGATCAATGGCCATATCAAGATGAGAAAGGTAATCGCTATCGACTTGTAACTAAACCAGAAGTATTGCATGCAGAAGCTAATGCACTAACTAAACTTGCAGGTAGCCATGAAAGTGGAAAGGATGCTACATTATTTTGTACACACTCGCCATGTATAAACTGTGCTAAATTAATTTATCAAAGTGGTATAACCAATGTATACTATAAACATGATTATCGCAGTACAGCTGGCACGGATTTCTTGCACAAGTCTGGAATCACAGTAAATAAAGTAGAGACATAAAATTATGCGGGATGTAGTAATGATGTTAGTTATTTTAACCACGCTTGGCTTTTTACCAGCGGCTGATGCATCTGAATCCAATAATATTTTAAAGATGTGTTTATTAAAGAGTAACTATACAAAGGAACATTTTAACACTTTTGACTTTAATATACCAGCATCATGTCATGATTCATATATTATAAAAACAGAAGAAGAACATCTTAAAGAATTAATTGATTTTCTAGCGCACAATCCGCGTTATAGATATCCAGGCCAAAGCAACAATAGATGTTTTGGTAAGCCAAGGGAACAAGGGGTCGAAACAATAACTTCAAAAACCACAGCAACCGGAACTGAAGTTCTTATCATATATAAAGATATAATGCCCCAGCCTTGTTATGAAATGGGACCGTGGGATGAAAGGGACGCGGCACCATAAAATGTAGGAGAAAATACATGGGCGAATTAGAGAATAGATATTTATCGAATGATGGTGTATTCGTTATGTCTGGCTCACAGTCAATACTAAAACTTGCGTTGTTGCAGAAAGAACTAGATAAACGCAACGGTCTTAATACCGCCGGGTTTGTTTCTGGTTATAGAGGCAGTCCATTGGGCGGCGTTGATGTTGAATTTGTTAAACAGAAACACATAACAGATGCTGCTGGTATAACATTCATACCTGGAGTTAACGAAGATCTTGCTGCGGGAATGGTACAAGGTACGCAAAACGCTGGACTAGTTGGTGATAAGTTATATGATGGAACATTTGCATTTTGGTACGCCAAGGGTCCTGGTGTAGATAGAGCAGGTGACCAGTTACGACATTGTAATTTATTTGGCACCTCTGCTACAGGTGGTGTTGTTATGTTTGCTGGTGATGATCATCCTAAAAAAAGTTCAGCATTGCCACATGAAACTTGCTCAACATTAGCCAGTTGGAGTATTCCAAGCATCACACCGTCTGGTGTAGAGGATATATTACGTTTAGGTATTAACGCTGTAGCATTATCACGTTACAGTGGCCTTTGGTGTTCAGTAAAGATAGTAAGTAATATTGCAGATGCTTATCAGTCAGTCGATGTAAATTTAGATGCATGGGCTCCTACTATTCCAGAAAAAGAGTTTGATGTTTCAGTTAGATGGCCAGATGACGGTGATTCTCAAGAAGCACGAATGATCCAACAAAAATTTCCAGCAATAGAAGAATTTGTTAAACTTAATCCATTCAATGAAGTCACCCATAAATCTAAAAAAGGTAAGATTGCAGTTTATGCAGTTGGCAAAAATTATGTTGATCTAATTAATGCAATAAATGTTAATGGCATTGACATAGAAGCATACGGCATTGATATTATGAAAGTAGGCATGTCTTATCCTATTACCCAAGACTTAATAGATTTCGCGAAAGATAGAGATAAGATTATTGTTATTGAAGAAAAACGAGGGTTTGTAGAAGATCAATTAAAGGCAAAATTATATGATATGGGGATTACTACCCCGTTAGTAGGCAAATCCCATTTCCCACAAGAATTAGATTTTGATGCAGTAAAAATAACAGAAGTGTTTAATGAAACTGTATTACGTAAAGCAGTAAAAATTCCTGTAGCATCAAACATAACTAGTGAAGGCCGTGTCCCTCACTTCTGTTCAGGTTGTCCTCATAATGTTGGTACAAAGCTACCTGAAGGTTCAGTTGGACTAGCTGGTGTTGGTTGCCATATTATGGTACGAGGAATGCAAGATAGAGATCATGTATCTCTTTCTCCAATGGGCGGAGAAGGATCAATGTGGTGCGGGCAACATTTATATGATTCAGCGAAACATGTATTTGTTAACTTGGGTGATGGTACTTATTTCCATTCAGGATTATTAGCAATTAGACAAGCCGTTGCCGTTGGCGCCAATATGACATATAAAATATTGTACAATGATGCAGTGGCAATGACTGGCGGCCAACCTGTTGACGGTAAGTTGACAGTTGATATGGTAGTGAATCAAGTGTTAGCTGAAGGCATTGACATCAATGATGTCTGCATTGTGTCTGATAAGTTTACACATGCAATTCGTACCGAACCACTGGATTCATTAATGGAAGTACAAGAAGAATTTAAACATAAAAAAGGTGTTTCTGTAATTATTCACGAAAAGCAATGTGCCACAGAAAGACGCCGAAAAATAAAACGAGGTTTGCAAGAAGGTATAGACACTAAGCCATTTATTAATCCAGAAATATGCGTAGGGTGCGGTGATTGTAGCACTAAGTCTACTTGCCTAAGTATAGTATCACTAGATACTCCGCTTGGAACAAAAAGAACTATAGATTACGATAATTGTAATATAGATTTATCTTGCTTGAAAGGATTTTGTCCATCATTTATGACAGTTGATGGTTATGTTGAACAGTATGATCTTAAAGATCGGTTGTCATTTGATATCCCTAAACCAGAACTAGATACAAATTTCAAGAGATATAATGTTCTATTAAGTGGCATTGGTGGAACTGGTATTGTTAGCTCTAGTCAGATGTTAGCAGTAGCAGCTTCATTAGACGGACATAAAGTTAGTGCAATTGATTCAACTGGATTGGCACAGAAATACGGTGCTGTGACAAGTGAAATCAGCATAGGCGAACATGCAATGGGTCAAATATATAAAGGCACTGCTAATTTAATTATAGGCATTGATCCACAAGTTGTTACTAATACAACAAGTGTACAATTAATGGGTGACCATACAAATATTGTTTTTAATACCAATTCAAGTTCATCGTCAGAACTAATTACAAATCGTGATTGGAAATTTGATGATACATTGAGTCTCGATATTGCAAAGTCTAACTCGCGCACATTAGCTCCTATCCCAGTCAAGAAAATTGTCAATAAGTTATTGGGATCGTCGATAACAGGAACATCATTTATGTATGGTTATGCATATCAAATGGGATGGCTGCCTATTACTGAAGAAAGTATGTTAAAAGCAATTGAAATTAATGGTGCAGCAGTGGATGATAATCAATATGCATGGCACTGTGGTCGTGCATATGCAATAGACGAACTAAGAAGTGAAATAGATTATCATATTAGTGAAAAGCAACATACTGATGATCCGTTCTTATATAGATATGAAATATTAAAGAAGTATAAATCTGTCAAATATGCAGATGAGTATAAGAAATTGGTTCAAGAGGCAATCCTAATAGATAAATCTTTGAATAGGACCGAATATTCAGATGTAGTAATGCATAACTTATTTAACGTAATGGCATATAAAGATGAATATGAAGTTGCTAGATTATGGGTAGACTATTATAATACGCATAAAACTGATACGATGGCAGATCTAGCAAATGTTTATTTGTATTTAAATATGCCATGGAATCGAAAGAACAAGAAAAAGTCAAAAGTATCAGGCTGGTGGATAATTAATATATTTAAATTGTTACAACACGGCAAGGTGCTACGTGATACTGCATTTGATCCGTTAATGATGTCAAAATCACGTCAGCAAGAAAAAGAATTGCGAGATAATACAATAGCAAAAATAATGAAATATAATGCAAACTTATCTAATGCTGAATATGATCAGGTAGTTAGTGAATTAAGTGAAATTGATGAATTAATAAAACAAACTTGGGGTTGACAACCAATACGTCTTACTGTATAGTATAAGTAAGTTAATTAAAGGAATACAATAATGAAAAACAATGAACCAACGAAATATATAGATGACAATGTATTTGTAGGAGTGGCTATATTAGTGGGTGTTCCTTTTATTTGTTTTGCAGTGCTTGTATGGCTGTTTGACGGTGGACCGAAAATGTATGTCATTTCCTTTATTGTAGCACTGATATGGGGTATTAATTCAGCAGCATCATGCAATCGGGACAAGGCGCAGGACAAGCGTCGACGTGATGATGATGATGATGATGATGATGATGATGACCACCGTGGTGGGCGTCGGGGACGAACTAAGACAAAACGAGCAGCAATCGCAGCTGGTACATTAGCAGCAGGATATGCAATTGGTAAGAAACTAAAGGTTTAAAGGGAGATATACTATTAACGTATTTTATCTACACAAAGATGAAGATGTTTGTGCAAAAATGCATGTCGATAGGCATTGCAGTAAGATGATTATTGAATACGCACAACTAATGTCAACTGCACATCGATATCTTGATGGTACAGAGTGGACTGATCGAACTAAAAACAATCGTAAAATTAAACGTTGGCGCTTGGATTCAAACCTTGAGCATGTTCTATACAAAGCATCACACATTAATCATCCCAGTGGTATTTGGGTTCGTAAAAACAAAGAAAATTACATGTGGTTATATCGTATGTGGACTGAATTGAATACAGAATTTATGTATCGTTACAACAAAAATGACCCGCATGAAAGTTATCGCAAGTTACATAAGGTACTTGCTACGCCACCAACTAATATAGCTGATGGTAAATTCACACAACCAACACCAGCAATGCCTGATGATGTCAAAGACTTATGTTCTATTGTTTCTTACAAGCAATACTATGTGACGTACAAGCAACATCTTGCAAAGTGGACTAAACGAGGAGCACCTAAATGGTACAAAATAGCATGAAGAAACGAAGCTTAGAAGAATTGGATAATGTATTAGAAGAGATTATTGCACTTAATCCAAAATGGGTCAAAGAAATCGATGACATAATTAAAAAACAATTAAACAGCGGTCGATTAGAAGAAGGTAAACGTAAAAATAACACAGGCTAAAATATGAATTATGATTATAGAAATACTAAGAAATTATTAGATGATATATCAGAAATGAATCTTACGCCCGTTGCTTTTTTAATTGATGATTTGAATGATAAATGTGGTGAAGAATTTAAATATAATGATTATTTAAGAAATAAAGAATTACCACTAGCTATTCGTCAAGAAGCAAGTGCTATACATCGTCAATTGGTTAAAGAACAAAATGAAATAATGGAAAATGTGACGAAAAAAACCAAAAAATTAGGAAATATAATCTTTAAAGTTGGATTAGTTGTAATAATCCTAATAGTTTTATTAACGTAAAAAAGGAAATATAAAAATGTGTAAATGTTATGGTTGTACTACAATGCGCCACCCTTGTATTAAATCAAAAAAGATTAAACAATTTTATAGATTAATACAATGAATATGTTTTTTATTACAATATTTGCTGCGGTTATAATTACCTGGACAATCGTTGGATTATTTTGGTTGACTAAACTAGAAATACGATATGGCCTATCCCCAGATAAATTTTTTGTATTGTTTTTATTATTAAGTGGCCCATTAGTTTGGGTCGGCATATTTGGCTTAATTATACATTATACTATAGTTAACTTAATAGTAAGTCTTAAAAAATTAGTTTGTAATTTTTAATTGACTAAATACATGTATGAAAAAATATAATAAATTAGTTGTTGCAGGGTGTAGCGTTAGTGACCGTGGTAATGTAGATTTTTGTTATGGTGACAAATTAGCTGAAATGTTGGATTGTGAATATGATCATCAAGGCGCGGGATGTGGATCAAATTTTAGAATCTGGAGAACAATTACTACAAAAATACGCCTAGGTGAAATAGACAAAAACACATTAATTGTAATACAGTATACATGTGTTAATAGGAAAGAATTTTGGACATCTAATTTCATTGACGGCGTCCAGATTGTTCATGGAATAAACCTGCGAGATGAATACGATGATGGTGAACTAATTAGGTTTAAATCCGGTAGCCATGAATGGCAATGGTCAAAATCAGATTCTGAATTTTTTAAACTAGTTGAAAATGAACATACAAATGCAGAGTATGATGCTGAAATTTTTGTTAATAATCACTATAACTTTATACACATGCTACAATCACACGACTTTAATTATATATTTCTTGACGCATGGAATTATGTACATCATCGTGGTTATCACGTTCCTAGTGACACTACAATAGTTAAAATTAACAGTGATAACTTTGATTCTAAATTTAATCAGGATCTATTTCATTTCAATAATGAGGGTCATATCGAAGTAGCCAAAAGAATATACAATGCAGTAAAAATTTACAAATAATATTAAATTATTTTATAACCCATTGAAAACGCAAGAATTGTTTCTTGCGTTTTTTCTTGACATCAAGACGTATTGGTGCTATCATATATGTATAGTTAGAAAAGTTGAGGGTGTTTAATATGAATTTATTTAATGATAGACAAGGGCAAATATTGTTAGCCATTTGGTTTATTGTTACCGTTGCAGCAGCCTTTAAATTATTAAATTAAGGAAATTAGTAATGAATCTAGTGAGGTTAACATCAGGTGAAGAGATTGTTGGAAACGTCGAACGTTGGCAAGATGACTCAATCTACATCAGTGATGGCTATAGTGTTATTAAAGATGGCTCTGAATGTGGGATTAGACTTGAGCCGTTCATGCCATATACAGAGGCATCTAAGGGTGTTAACATTCCTGGTATGTTTGCAATGTTTGTTGTTGACGCTAAACCTGAATTAGTTAAGCTGCTAAAAGAGTTAAAATAATATGATTGATGTAACTTTTTGTAACTCTGTATTTTTCATGCAGAAAGAACTCGTTAAAGATGTTGAACATCTTATTAATGAAACTGGCAATTATCTTAACGAAAGCATTAGTGATATTACTGTTGAGATTATTCTTGATAACTCCACTGGCTATGAAGCTTGTGTTGAAAGCGTAGATGCTAATGAAGGAATGTGGCCACGAGATTTTGAAATTCGTGTCAGTCGATCATTATTGGAGCAAGAACATTCTGTTATCCTTACCGCAATCGCCCATGAAATGGTGCATGTGTATCAACATGCAGAGGGCAGACTTTATCAAGAAAATGGTTCATTTATTTGGAATGATAAATTAGATAATAATTTAGAATGTATTCCATACGAGGGTGTTAAATTTTCTCGCAGTGAATATTTTGCTTTTCCATGGGAGCGAGAAGCTTATGGATTAGAACGTGCATTATATGAACATTTTCGTGAATTACAAGATAAAGAAGAATTCTTTAATAAAATTTTTAGCGAGCTCTGCTTAAACTAACCGTCCAAACGCCCATTCCCTTTCTTTACACCACCAACATTCACCACAATGTTTTAAATTGTGTAGTTGGTTGTCTGTATCTTCACAACTAAATGTCAACGGAAACAACCAATCTAATAGTTCATATGTTTCGTATATTTCAGCAATTTTTAGTTTATCATGATTACGCAGCGGCACATACCGATTACGTTTTTTAGTTGGTAAGTTCCGACCGGGCAATCGTGAGGTCATCTCATTAAACATTACAGGATCTGACGTCCAATCTTTTGCAATATGTAACGGTGGTGATGCAGTGAGACCAGAAAACACAGATCTTATAATTCCTCTATCTATATCTTTAATTGCCTTTTCATATATAGTTGATGGGTTAAATTCGGCGCTAACATTATTATATTGCGTTATATGATGTTGCACATTGCGATAACCTATTTGCTGTTGGATTCTCGCTATAATAGTACTTACACAAGGCCCAGCAGCTACTCTAAAATCTTCTAAGTTTTCAATAGCAGTATAAACATGAAATTCTTTGTCCGGGAAATAGTTTAATAAAATATATAGTAGTGCAACACTATCTGCTCCACCACTAACACTTATTCCAACCGGACCATTAGGAATTTCTATATCTACACCACATACTGTTATGTTTTCCAAGTTTCATCTCCTGGCCATAATGGCAGTTTAATTCCAGGTTTGCGCTTAGGAATCTTGCTGTCTGCGCTACTTACACAGGCACCGGTTGTACACACTTTAGGTCCATCAAACAGCTTAAACCCTGTTTCTACGTTACCCAATGGCTGGTCATGACAGCTATAACTACGCTTTACACTACCATCTGGTTCACGAATAATAATACTACGATATCCTGAACTACATTCCCACCCTTCAAATTTATTAAAACCAAATGCATTAAAACGTTCTGCTTGATCCATATACCAAAATTTACCTTCTTGGTCACGAAATTCAACTTGAAAATGTTGCGGAATACCTTCGTTTTCTTTCCAGTATATCGGGTCACTTGTCTTTTTAAATGTGGGCTTAGGACGCTCGACAAGCTTGGCTAACGCTGCTTTTTCTTCAGTATAGCCACGCTGTGGCATACCGTTATGCAAACGCTCTAACATGCTGTCTGTGTAACCGTCTACAACTTTGCTTGCTGTTGGATCACTCATTGGTTTAAGTGTAACATTAATACCTTGGTTATGAAAAAATAATGCATTATCCCAATCACGCTCAAACCAGTCTGGAACCATTACTTGATTAACAGTTACTTGTACATCATGCTCTTGGCACAATATAAGCTTATCTGCAAGCTCTTGCATTTTCTCGGGTGTATTTACATGCTCAGTATGCAGACTTGCTGTAATGCTTGCTCGATGGAACTTAGATGCATATTCTACATACTTGTTGAACCATTTTAAAGGACGGCTCATATTAGTTGTCATATGAACGCTAGTATAATTAGTATTATCAACATCTTTCGCGAGATGCTCCATGATATCCAAGTATCCAGGATGGAAGGTCGGTTCGCCACCAGATAAACTAAAATGGAAACTATTAAAACCGTTATCACGTGCTTGCCTCTTTATTTCGTCGATTGTTTTGACACATAGTTTAGTAGGACGATGGTCTTTGCGATCCGAACGAGCATAAGGCCAACAATATGAACATCTGTAGTTACAGAATCTTCCTAATAGCCAGCTCACTGTGAACAAATCGCGGTACAGCATTGAACGCTGGCCTACTCTAGTAATATTATCATATGGAATAGATTTGAAATCATATGCACTCCATTTTAAATCTGCTTTATTAGTCATCTAATTTCCAGTTTTATTTTTTGGTAAATGGTGTTTAACGTGTTCATGTCTTTTTCGATATTCGGGACCTATTTCTGGATGATTTGCATAATAATCAAACCCACGATGTCCTCTATGAGCTAGTCTAACACTTCCTGGAAACCCTTCAACGTCACCTTTAATTCTAGGTAAGAAATGTACATGTGGCCACATAACAGTTTGGCCTGCGGCTTCGCCCATATTCATTCCAAAATGATATCCATCAATATTGCCTTCTGCTACTAATTTGTCTCCATATTCAACTACTGCACTTAATGTATGAGTAATAAACTCCAATGTATTTTGTTTTGGTACAAACAATACATGACCGTCACATGCTGGCCAGGAATCTGGGTATACTTTATAAAACTCTGCGTCGATTTCACTTTTTTGGTCATATTTTTCAAACGGCGTATCTTTAAATTTTTTAATCATGTTAATACCACCTTTCATCATGATCATCCTGGTCGACGTTCTTAAATTCTTTATCACAAAATACAAATCCATCAGAAGTCTTAATCAAAATGTCACCCAATGCTATTTCATTTTCATACATCGCATTGCGATGAAATCTATCTGTCATTGTTAAAAACGGTGCATTTTCTAATAATGGGTCACCATAATGTTTAGTAATGTCAATATATTGCCAATCCTGCGCACTAACCTTTAAGAAGTCCCAAACATTGTTTGGAGATTGAATTATATTTTTGCATAGATCCCATCCAAATCTTGTTTCATTACTATCTCGATCTGCGCCGAATAATTTTAAATAATCATCAGTATTATCAATAATTGTATATTCCCATTGCTTATACCAATCATTTAATTTATCTGGCCAATATTCTCGCAAATAATCATAATCATGATAGATACATGTAATCATTTTATTTGGAAAAAATTCACACAATGTTTCAATTTTATTATTAATTGGATGTAAATCGCTAAATTTATTATCTGTTGCTACACGATGTATATGTACTGGTATTCTTACACCAATGTCATTAATACTATTATATAACTCATTTACGTTAAACAAAAAGAATCGCGGATCACTAGTGACACTGCTCGCATAGTCACGGGAATTCTCATTGCCCCAGTCTGGTTTACTAACTGATTCATTGATTAATTTTTTTATCTTTCCATTGTTGCGCCATTCGATTAAGGCACTGGCTGTACATTTAATTGCAATTAAATTACCCCATGGATTTTCTTGTGAATGCTTAAAAAAACTGTCAATTTTATTTCTATTTTCTTGAGTAAAATCTGGTATCATATTATCTCCTTTTCAATGTCTAACAAACATTCCTGTTGTTTCCTTATTGTAATGTAGTTGAGCCTGCAACTGTTTGCTGCTTTGCTGCAATTTCATCAAATATCCAATCAGCAAATGCATCAAGTTCTTCAGAAGTGACAATAACAGTCGTATTATTATAAAGACAATATGCTCTAATACGTTCCCAATCAGCATCAGTTAACGAGTGGCGCAGGGGATGCATTCCAGTAGTCTCAGGATTAATCTTTTCCAAATCGTGTTTCTCCTGATAGTTTATTTAACATTTTATCTTTTTCGCGCTGGGCTTTCCATTCATCTTCACCTACATATGTGCCACAATCTTCCAACATATCTTCAATATACCAATAAATTTCAAATAATTCGCGTTTTGCTTTTGATGTTACATATCCATCCATATAAGGGTCGCCTTCTCGCATCTTTATAGAATATAAATAATTTTTTATTTTTGTATTAAGTGCCATACGTAAAATCTCCATTTTCGGTTTTTTATTATTATGCAACATTTTTGTCTTGTTTCCTTTTATTGTTAGGTATAGTATAGTAGCACAATATCTAGTCGTTTCCATGCCTTTAACGTAACTTTAAATACTACATCTAGTGGTATAAACTGTTAGGTGCGTAATAGTGTGTTAAAGTTATTAAAACATCACATTCCAGGGCTTCTTTCATTTTAAATGAATTCTTTAAATGCCATCTCATCATAATCGTGTGTATTTATAATCGCAATTGCTTGGTCACATTTGGTGTCATTTTTCTTATCAAGCCATTCACAACATGGTGCTATTCCCAGTGTTCCAGAATAATTTAGATTTATCCAAGGGGCTTTGCAAAATGGTTTAGTGTTCGACATTATTTTCATCCATTGCCCAATGACGTTCAACACACCAAAAACATTCGCCACAATCATCTGGACGTTCACCATTCCAATCAGCAGGCGTTTCTACGTCACCACCTTCACAAGACCGAGTAGTATATAATAAATCTAATATGTTATTATCTTTGTATTGTTTTATAACCCATGCTTTGTTTATATAGAAAAAAGGATTAGACTCTTTATCATCACGGTTCAACAAATCAAGTTTATCAATTTTTGTTTTATCCCTTGATGGTACTCTTCCTTCTATTGGCATAGGTGGATTCAATGTTGTTGCGTTATATATCATATCAATATCATAATCAAACATTACTACTTCTCTAAACTCATCAACACATAAATTCTCAGCAGTTCTACTTTCATCTATACCTTTTACATGAACCGACTCTAATAGTGGTGGTATAAAATTTGTATGTCTCACTATCGTTATTAGACTACTCATAAGTGGTTGTTGTTTGAGAAATGTATTCATGGCACATAGATAATCAAAGACATTTTTGGCTATTATTTTTTGCCATGGTCTAGTTTTCCAAAGCCTTCTATGTGTTATTAAATGAACAGTACACTTTTGTTTTCTTTTATTCAATTCATTAATAAGTAGATATGCTAGGAGTGCCGAGTCAGCACCGCCCGATAGGTCAACTGAAATGTTACTATGTCTATAATCTAAATAAATGGGTAGACCGTCTACAACAAATATACTCTTATTAAGTCTCATGTCATATTGTTTTACTATATCTTTCATCTCAAAATAAATTATTTTAAATCTCCTTAAACATTCCAATTATAGTTTCATCTTTGCTAATATCCTTTATGTCCTCTTGAAATACTGGCTCAAGGTACTGAGTACGACTATCGAAAATCTCTTTAGCATCTTCATCATTTAATGCTTTAGGACTACATAGTCCACATCCGCAGTGTGTCTTAGGACATCTAATGACAGGCATTTTTCCGCTACGTAATGTTGTACGTAACTTATCAATTATTGGAGCAAAGTCACTTGCTTTACCAATTAGACCAATTTGTCCATCCATGTCAACTTGACAAGTCTGATGATGCCATACACCATCTAGTTCGCTGTTAATAAAAAGAAAATCCCAGTTAATCATACAGTTCCAGCCTTTAAAATTAGTTGTTGGTACTCTAAAACTTTTAGTCCATTCATCGTCAACTTTAACACTTAAACATTTGCCATTACAACAAGGTCTGCCAATAGTCTCAAGTGATGTTTTCGCTTTGGGATTTTCTGTAGTTTGCATATGCATTACACCAGAAGGTGCTTTTGGTTTTGGTTTTGGTTTAGGCTTCTGCGTCCATTGGTTTTTAAAATACTCTAATTGTTTTTCTGTATACTCGTGTGCTGTTCCATCTAATAAATCAGATTTGTTGGTGCTATCACCTATAGGTCTGCTAGTGTATGTTATACCTAACTCGTCAAACCAATCTGCCAACTCAATACATTCGTCAAAGTAATCTTTGTGAAACATATGATTGATTCTAAAATTATAACCACTTTCGTGCATTAATTTTATATTTGCTATTACTAATTTCTTTTGTTCTGGTGTGCCTTCTGCGTGATAACTTAGTGTAGTACTGTTTACACAGTCCATTATTTCTCTGCATTGTTTCTCTGAATAACATCCATTTGTTGTAATGTTGGACCTTATAAATGGATATGTTTCTTTAGCATATCTCACAAACTCAAAAAACGCAGGATGTAGTGTTGGTTCGCCGCCCGTGTATCCAATGTCTAATTTAAGAGGCTCTTTTCTATATAAGTCCATTAACTGCGAATATTTAACGATACCATCTAATGTGTGTTTAAGTTTATCAATCTCAACTAGAGGACTATTTTTATTACTATGATGTGGGCCGCAATAGCTACACGCATAGGTGCATCTGCGACCTAAGTCCCATACTACACTAAACTCTTCTTTGCGAGTGTGATTGATTCCAGTGAACATAATTTTAAGTTAAATTCCTCGGGACATCAATACTTCCAAATCCAATTAACGCTTCTTTGTAGTCTGAATCAATTTCTGTCACACGACCCGCCTTAGCAAACCAGTTTGATGAATGCCATCTTCTTACATCAAAAACAAACATTGTACTTTTATTCCATTTATATTCAGAATGCCATCTTACATCTCCATGCGTTCCAAAGTATTGTGTGCCACGTGGGTGATGGTCCATAACTCTTTTGTCCCACATAGGAAATTCTTGCTGGTATGGATAGATTTCTTTATTATCTAGATAACGCATTTTGCCATTTGAAAACATCAATTTTCGTGGAACCTCTGATATCTTATCAAAACATACAGTGTATGGGTGACGGTAACAATTCCAAGTCAATGGAATTATACATCCTATAACAACTTGGCATTCAGTCTCGTCATCCCAAGGCACAGTTGCGTTATCAGTATGTAAGTTAGCAGGTTCGCCCGAATGAAAAAACTCAAATGCCCAGTCAAATCGGTAATTCATTAGTGCATTCAATTCGTCCATTAATGATTTGTTTTCTGCATCAGTTATTGGTGCAAAATAATTATTCTTTTTTAATCCTGACTTCTTTTTTACGTCTGAATTTCTTAAATCGTGAATTCTATTCTTAAAAATATCTATACTTGATACTGTAGGATATTCTCCGAATGCTATATTCTCTGGGTTATATTCTATTTTATTTTCCATGATTCCTCCGTTATTTTAATATCTTCAATCTCTGCTTTGTTCAGACCTTTATCTGTTCCTCGTTCATCATACATTCCATCAATCAGCATTCGTAATGCTGTTCTTATTCCTGCTTGGTCGCCCTCATCATCCCATCCGACATGAATGGAATTCGTCTCTCCTAAATTAAAATCCTTACACACTTTTGTATAGTAATCTTCATATCTATCCCACCAAACATCTGGTCCGAAATGTTCCATCATATTAACACCTATCCACATATCAGATACATTAGCATAATTAAAGTCGTTCATTATTTGTATCGGTCCTGATGGATTTGGCAACTCATCGCTTCTATAATATCTAATACCAATTCGTTGAGACCCCATTCCTAATGCTTTAGACAATGAGACTGATATAGACCTAACAGCAGGATGAGTAACATCAAACTCAAAATTTCTACATTGACCAAACCATGCACCATCTATATGAACCGGAACTCCTATAGAGTGACAGTGGTCTAGTAATTTATCAAAATCTTTATGATATCCGGTTGTTATACAAGAAGGATATGATACTACAAATACATCTCCTTCTTTAATCTGAGTGTAGTCTGTAATCTGATTAACTTTGTAGTCTGTCAATCGTCGATGATATTTATACTCGCCTTTATATACTGTTATTTTTTTACCATTTATCATATGTAATTCATCTAATTGATGAGTTGTTCCTAAAATAGCATCACGTCTATCAAATGTATCTAACCCTACATACTTTACTCGTTTGTGTGACGTTATCCATTTGTCAATGGCAGTCAAAAATGTCTGCGTATATTTGTGTGGGTCTCGCGGATATTCTTCTGTTCCCATATTCTTTCTAAATTTATGAAAGGCAGACATATACATTGGTCGTTGTCTTCTCGTTCCTAAATCATTTATTGTTAAATCTTCGTATTTCATTAGTTCCATTTCTCCACAATTGCGTCCAGTTTACAAGGACATGCATTATAATCACATACAATCGGCTTGTCTGGCAAAGTATACTCACCAGTTAGTAGATTGCCAAGTGAACCTCCAACTCTCTTAGTACATCTTAATATGTTACCATCAGGTTCTACCATCAATCGTTTCATACCAGCAGTACAAGTAAAGCCTTTAAATTGATGTAACTCCTTATCTAACACTTTCATAAATGGCATCGATTCACCATCAAAATGTAAATTTCTAGGGAATGTCCAATCTAGTCCAAAGTCTTTCATATTAAAATAATTGTTACTTGTAATCCATTCTCTTTGTTCGGCAGTGTATTGAAAATATTCAGTTCCGTGAATAGATTTTCTTACAAACTTGGGTGTAATCTCAACCTTTAATCCTTTTAATCGTTCAAACAACGTTACTGCCCTCTCAAAGTTGTTTGGAAGAATCATAAGAGGAATAGATACACTTGCTTTGTGTTGCATTATCTCTGCAACTTTATAAAAATGGTCATCATCTGCTTCTTCATAATGCCACGATAAGAATACAAATGCTCGTTGAGCCCTAAATTTCTCCCAATATCTTAAAGTTCTTGACGCATTTGTAGAGTACTCTACGAACACATTGTCAGAAGAAATAGTGTCAACAAAATCTTGGAACTTCGGCCACACTGTTGGTTCACCACCTAATACTTCTACATATAAATATTTGTTTCGTTTTTTCAACTCATCAATTAATTTTATATATGGTGCCCAATCTGTAGGCCAGCGTTGCGTTCCATCTCTATGAAAATCTGAACAATATGAGCAACTATAATTACAAACATTATGAATGAATAGTGTTACGATACAACAATCTAAGTTTTCTGATGTTATGTGCAAAACAAATCCTCATATTGTGGAACGATATCTAATATGTTTTGGTCTCGTGCTTCGTCAAGTTTCTTTGTAATATCAACAAATCCATCTAGCCATTCCTCAGAATAATCTTCACTCAACATAAATCTGACAGTTGAGTCTAATACCGTACAGAAATGCTTCTTCGTTTTCTCTGGGTGGTCACTAGCCTTTACCCAGTCTTTATATTCTTCATACAATGCAACTACTTCTTGCTTGTTCTTTTCTGGTAACACTTTAATGTTATAATATTTAGGTGAGTGACACACATGTTGTGTTATTGTTGGTCGCGGACTGTGATGAGGATTAAACTTATCTAATCCAGATTTCTCTAACTTCCATTTCATAAACTCTGGCATATGATATACATTCATTGGAGTAACTGTGAAGGCAAACCATGCTTTCAGATTTATTCGTTTATTGTCGTTTAATGTTTTCATATGTTTATAGACTGCTGGAAACTTTGCTGGTGTTCGTTGATAATCAAATACATCATTACAACCATCGATACTAACACCAATACGAATCTGCTTAAACTGTTCCCATAGATATACCAGTCTGGTTGGTACCATAGTTAGATTAGAATTATATTCAATCTCTATGTTATGCGCATTACCACTTGCAACTAACTTTTCTAAACTTTCTTGGTGTTCCTTGATGATTAATGGTTCACCACCAACTATATATAATTTCTTAGCAGTAGTACAATATTTCTCAAACTGTTCCCAGTAATGGTCAGCATTCTTAAACCAATCATATTGGTCAGTAGACCATTTGCCTTTGTTATTTTGTACTAATTGAATGAGGTCGTGTGTATCTTTGTATGATGTCTTGCCGTGTATCGTTACAAAGTCATCATACCACATATGTGAATCTGTGGGTCCACACATTCTACATTTTAGATTACAGAAATTACCATAACGAATATCAAAGAAGTCTATGTTCTGTTCTTCAACGGCAAGTGTTCCGTCATCTTCTGTGACTTCGTGGATTTGTGCTTCAGAGAGTCCCCAATCTTCAGTTTCATATTCTCGTCTTGACTTGATTCCATTTATTTCTTCTTGTCTGCAACGTTCACATTCTGGATGCCATTCGCCTTCCATCATAGTCTTGCGAACATCCTTCAGTAGCACAGCATTTCTGGCTTCATTAAAATCATCACGGCCAGCATTATAAGGAGTGCCATCTTCTTTTCTCATTATGCCACGTTGAGGGGAATACGAATTTGTATTACAACATATTCTCAAATCACCATTATTTCTAAGATTGATTGAGTTCCATGGCATTGGACAAATTGTATCTCCTTTTGATTTTGGTACGTTCTCAAAGTCTTTGCTCATAATATTATCCTTTACTTAAATCCCCATTCCCTTTCTTTACACCACCAACATTCACCACAATGTCCCAAGTATGGATCACTTATTTCATCTCCCCACCTAGGGCAGGTATTTGCATAATCCACTAGTAGTATCTACTTTTTATTCATATTATATTCTCGGGCATTAATATTGTGCCTTAATATAGTCAACAAATGATTGGGCGCCGTCGGATTGATTTTCTTTCCAATCATCAGCAGCGAGTTCGTCTGCTAAATCACTTGCATATTTTAATATCTGTATACCTTGTCCTTTAAGCATGGCAACTTTAACTATGGCATAACCTTCCATATCTACCAGATCACTATCAAGTTCAGGGGTTGATGTAACAAAATTATCACCAGTACTTAGCACAATTTTACTATCGCTTACTTTGAGATCTCCGTTAATTACATCCGGATCAAACGGCGTTATGCCCAAACCAGAAACTGGTCTGGCATCCATATCTCGTTGACGAACTAGTCCAACATTATGAAGTTGGCCTACTAATTCAGTACGTAATGTGCCAGCAGTACCAAAATTTATAATGCGTTCACAATCAGGCTGATTGGCAACAACACTAGCTGCAATAGTTGCATTAATCTTTCCTACGCCACAGTATATTACCATAAAATTATCAGGAAGTTGATCGCAGTAGTCGCTAGATAATTCAGTTTCTAATGCTACTAAAATATAAATCATTTAAATATCCTCATTATTAATTATTGTAGTTTTTTTCTGGCTGTTTCCATCGCTGTATATATCATTAATATATTATCTATTTTGGTTCGTCTAGTAAGTAAGACATTTCAGGAAATGTCTTACGGAAATCTGTTCCACGCTGTTCATCTAATTTTGTTAAGTATTCACGAAACTCCGGTAATCGACGACTCCAATCTTCACTGCGAGCAAAGTTAATCATGCCACGTAGTCGTTTAATACCATATGGCGCATCTAGCCATTGTTCTTTTGTTACGTTGCCTTTATGCCAACTAGGTACACCTAGTTCCCAATTTTCAGTCCACCATTCAATGAATTCTTCATACTTGGCTTCGCACTGATCAATAAATTCATCTGGCAATACTTTGACATTGAAATGTCCTGGCCAGTATACAAAGTGATAATTAATGCCACCTGCGCCAAATGGCCACATATTTGTTTTATGTAATCCACTTTCTTTGAGTTTCCATTTTAGAAAATCTGGAATATAATAAATATTTAGTGCATTTACTGCACATGCAATTGTAATTTCAACGTTATTACTGGTTTGTGTATCTAAACGTTCAAACATTTTAAGAGTGTGATCCCATGTACTTGGATATCGAATGTAGTCGTTCATGTCTCCAATGCTATCTACTGAATAATGCATACGAACTTTCTTAAAATGTTTCCATTGCTCTAGCAAGCGGTCTGGCAGTTCTATGCAGTTGGAATTGTAACGTACTTCAATCTTGTCTGCATATCCCATTTCAATAACCTTGTCAAGGATTTCATAATGTTCTTCAATAATAGTTGCTTCACCGCCAGCAAAGTATAATTGACGGATATTAGGTACTTGTTCATAAAGTTGTTTCCAGAACGTGGGATTATCCTTATGCCAATTATAAGTAGCGCCAAATGTTTTGCCGCGATCTTCCCATCCCATAGTTTCTTTAAGATTTTTGTTCTCAATTTTTGGATAAAGGTTATTCCAATCTTTAATCCAACCACTTGAATCATGCGGGCTACACATAACACAGCCCAGTTGGCATTTGGTGCCCATACGTATATCAATATATGCCAAGTTAGCATTTGTTGAACCATCTTTATATGTTTCTTCCACTAACTGAAATGGATCAATGCCATCACGTATCCAATACTCTGTTTCCCATTGACGTTTTGAACGGTGGCCAGCAGCTTCTTCCTTGTAACACTTTAGACAACTCGCAGGTTTTTCACCAGCTATCATCATTTGCCTTACATTTCGCATATATGAGTTATTCCAGGCGCTATGCAAATCACTTGTATTTAAGTTGGCTGGTTTACCATCGTCTGTCTTAACAATGCCCACTCGTCCGCCATGTACTTTATCATTAGTTGCGCCAACTGAACTTGCGTTAGCAGTACAACATACTCGCATACTACCATCAGGCCGTGTACTTAAATGCATCCATGGCAATATGCAAAAAGTGTCTGACGGTAATTTTGAATCGTTACAGGTCATTATGACTCCTAACTTTATTTTTTGATACTCTTATGAATATTTAATTACAACAAGAACCATCAATGCGATATTAACTACTATCATTGAAATTGCAAAGATTTCAGTTTTTGTATAACTATCCATTAAATCTCATTCCTAATTGTTTTATAAAATTTTAACAGAAAGGACCCAGTAATGTTGAATATCTTTTTTAGTATCCTACATAACCGGGTCCTTTTATTCTCGTATCATTGATTGTCTGTATCGTCGTCGATGATGTCATCTTTAAAATATGAATCCAACATGCGTGTTATATCGCCAGTTACATGCTTTTTAATAGCTTCGTAATCTAAGCTAATATTAACATCAGCGACTTCTTCCCTACTAATATTTTCAATTAATAACTGCGCTTCATCCAAATCACCTACATCAATGGTTGAACCATCCATAAGAACAATTTGTACTGTCATAATGAAATTTGCAGGCACTTGATGAACTTCGACTTCGTCCAAAATGCGGTCAAACGAACGATCCTTTCTTTCAATTGACATAACAGTTTAATCCTTTATTTTACTGTTTCAGTTTTAATGCTTTTTGCTTTAGGTTTGCGGCCACGTTTTGGCTTTAGTTCTGGTGCCAAATCAAACGCTTCGGTTCGCAAACGCTTTGCTTCTGCTTCAAATCCAGATGCTTGCTTTAACATATTTTGCGCCAACGCAACATTATCCAATGCCACATCATCATCTGATGATGATTCTACTTCTGCTGATGGCTCAACTGCTGGCTTTCCGCCATTTTGCTGACTAATCAAATCATTCAAATCGGCTAAATTAATAGCAGTTTCACGATTTGGTGTCATTGAAATATTGCTAACCGGTTGGCGTTGCAGTAACCCTTTTGAATGCATGTTATTTAACATCTGCGTTCCATCTGAGAATAAAGTTCGTGCGGCATATTCGTAGAATTCATTTGATTCTTGACCAGCTGGTGATTCAACTGCATGCATAATATCATCATGCATCCAATCTGGAAGTGCATCTGTATCTACTATTAAGCAATAAGTGGGCTCATCTGGAATTTCACGAAAAACTACAACACATCTACGTTGGGTATTAATAATAGACCCAATGTGTTTTAAGTTATTTGTTGGCATAATACTTACTCTCCTTCAGAGGCAGGGGCTTCTTCTTTAACAGACTCGTCATCACGAGTTTCAACTTCAGGTGCTAGTTGACGAATAATTGCAACTAGGCGATTGAATTGGATGCCTACAGTTTCTGCTTCAGCGCCTTTAAATGCGCCACGCTGGACTGCTAAATCAATGATATTACAAGTTGTTGTAAGATCATCTAATGTTAGTGACGCTGAGCGTTCTTGATTTTCGGTTTGTTCAGTCATTTGGTTCTCCTTTTGAATTTTAATTAACTGCTATGTTTATTTATCCTATGCATGAGCATTATTGCCTACAATAGCAATAAATAAGTTCTTTTTAAACTTATCTATATCAGTCGGGCTTTCAAACCAAACCTGATATAAACTTCTTTGATTAATACTTCTGATATGATACAATCCAGTGACCCCAGCCGTCAATGCAACCCAATCCATTTCTTGGTTTGGTACTGACATAACTAGAATTCGATTTCGCATCATTGTCTGAATAAGTTCAGTTCCTGCTAGCAGGCCCATATCATTTTCGCTTAATGAGCCTGCGTTATCTAATATTTTTGGTTTATTCATAATGCACTGTAACTCCAAATGGTGCTTGTATTCTTTGTGCGGTATCTCCGTGAATAACAAATAATGTATCACAGTAATCTTCGTTACCCCATGAACCCCATGGATAACCATCAGTAAACATTACTAACTGATGAGGACTAATATCATTTTCAGCTAAGAAATTAAATACTGCATCAAAATCAGTACCACCACCACCTTTAAGTTCATAGTCGTTAATACTGCGGCCATCTTCGCTGCTGAATATTTCATAGTTATATACACGGGTGTCAAAACAACAAACGTGAATTTCATAATCAGCATACTGGTCCATAATACCTTGCACTTCACTAAGCATTTCTTTTGCCAAATCATGGCCAATACTTCCGCTAAGATCTAATGCAATAAATGCCCTTAAAAGTTCATCTTTATTCATGCCCGGGAAAATAACTTCTCCTGAACGCTTGCTTGGGCGCATAAAGGTAAAATCATGCTGAAGTGAACTTTCTAACTGGGTACATAAAATATCCTTCCAGTCCATCTTTGGTGCTACTAACTCTTGAATCATTCGTTTAATTGATTCTGGAACATCACCACCAGCACCTTGTGCTGCCTGGATAACAGCCTGCTTGATTTCATCTTGCAATGCCTTGCGTTCTTCTTCTGTCATTTGTCCAATTGAACCAGCATCACCTTCGCCATCACCGTCGCCTGGTGAACCATTTGGGTCTAAATGAACATCCATGCTACAGCCTGTGTCATCATTCTCTTCAACAAGAATGTCATAAATCTCATATGAGTTCATGCCTTTGTATTTCCAATCTAAGCATGGCTTACCGCCGCTTAGATATTCTTCAGTAATCACGGTGCCAATATTTTCATCAACCAATGTCATATTTATATTAAAATCTGCCGCTTGATTATACTTATTGGGGTCACGGTCACCACGTGCGCCCATATGATCAAACACCATATGTAACACTTCATGGCCAACCAAATAATCAATCATTCCATCTGGCAACTGGTTGATAAACTCGCGATTAAAATAAAAGTTACGTCCATCTGTTGCCGCTGTAGAAATATCATTCATTTCTATTAATTTAAACCGGGTAGCAAGCTGACCAAAAAATGGTTTACCTAATAGGAGACGAACACGTGATTTTGTTATACGTTCTTCGGCAAGTTGTACCATATCATTCATCCTAATCTGTTGTACTATATTATTATAATACTATAATTCATTACTAATGTCAAGTAAATCATAAACTTAATTTGAAAATCATAGCGTCATCTGGATTTTTAAAGTAAATTGCATGCGAATCATCTGGAAAGGCATACTTAGTTACTACAAAATCTTGATGAAATAAGTTAAAGCGGCACCATGCAGTAGCTTCAATTAATTGACCTGGTCTAACCTTAACACTTACGGCATTTGCTTTCCACTTGCGTTTATATTCATGCAACATTATCGGTGTCCAATCTTTGCATGCAAGTCCATATAGTCTGATATTAGTTCTTTCACGAGGTGAAAAGTTAGCTAAATCTACCTTTTTTTCATGCTCTAACAATTTTGGCGTCAAATATGTAGCTTTCATACTATGTCGATCCACTTAACTAAAAAAGATATAGGAGCCATTAGCTCCTATAGTTTTATAATGCATAATGTCTATGCATCTAATACCAAACGACCATAGCGTTCGAAGAACTCCTGGAAGCGGGCAATCTTATCTTGCTTTGGTGTTAACTTATAATTTTGCATCGCAACACGTGATGCCATAATCACCATTTCTGTTTCGAAGTTATCCATCATGAAGCTAATAAAGTTACTAAAGCTCTTGTGGAATTTATCCAACGAACCAGCCTTTTCTCCATTCTGGTGACGCTCACGTAACTCGTAACATAGGCTCGTTGCCAATGCATATTTCGCGCTCATCTCATCACTCTTCATTTCAGTTATCTTGCCGTCCAATACAGCAGTTGGATCTGGACAATCAGCAGCAACTTTGCGGTGAGCCATAAACTTAATAGCAATGCCTTCACCAACACAGCCTGCAACCATATCAGTGGTAAGTCCTTCACCAAGATCATCATCATCTTCTAGTAATTCACTAGTAAATGTCCATGCGCGTGGTGTAGCAAAACCACGTGAACTAGACTTGGGGTCAAAGTTATAAAGGTCATTTTTAGCAAAGCTCAAATAACCAACAATATCAGCATTGATGTTTTTATCAACAGCCCAGTTCAACCAATCTTCAAAATCAACACGTAGTTCAAAGTGAACAAAACGATTCTCAAGTGGCTTAGGCATACGGTAAGTAACACCTTTGTCAGTCTCACGGTTACCTGCGGCAATCATTACCACATTTTCAGGCAACTTATACTGACCAATTCGACGGTTTAGGATAAGTTGATAACCAGCGGCCTGTACACTTGGTGCTGCTGAGTTCATCTCATCTAGGAACACAATAACTGTATCGTATTGTGCAGCTAGTTCTTCACTGGGAAGATCTGCAGGTGGTAGCCATTGCATAACACCTGTTTCTAGATTTGGAACTGGGTAACCACGCAAATCAGTTGGCTCAAACAATGCCAGGCGCATATCAATTACAAGAGTATTACCCAATACACCTGAATCACCAATGCCCTGTACAAGTTCTGATTTACCAATTCCTGGAGGTCCCCACAAAAACACAGGACGCTTCTTATTGAACGCACGAACGATAAGGCGGTTGGCCTCTGAAATCCGTACAGTACGATCATTTGTTAATGTAGCAGTAGTTGACATATCGTGTCTCCGTTATATCCATTATCGGGTTTAATTAAGTTATGTATAGATTATACATTATCTAGGTAGGTGTGTCAATACTTAAATTTGATAAACACCAAGCATTCCAGGATTAACCCACTCACAAAACAATTTGTTCTTGCGAAGCAAATCACATACTTCTTGTTTTACTCCAAACTCACCATATGCGAACTGGTAATAATCAGCCCAAAGATCAGTTGAGTTATCTTCGGCGCTAATAATGAATGCACCATAGTCGCAACCTTCAGGGGCGAAAACTGGGCAGCCCATTTTCTTTAATGCGTTAAAAGCTGTTCGTTCGTTGCGTTTCATAATCTTTCTCACTCTTTGATTAACTTATACTTATATGATACAGTAAGACGTATTGGTTGTCAATACTTTTTTGCTTTTTATTTAATCTTTTTGGCTTTCAATCCATGTTTCGAAGCCGCCAAGCTTATACATAAATGCATCAGTTTCACTGAAAAGTACAATATAGCTTGGTCCCATATAATATGGATGTTTG